TCATTTAGTCTTTCCACCACCCTTGTTGTCCTCGCTTTCATACTTTTCCCCAGTGATTTCCTCATACTGTTCAGCCGTTATCTTGCCCCTGTCAGCAAAATCCTTGACCTGCTCAGCGGTGTACAGCCCTAAATCGTACAACCTCTTGACTTTCCTATACATTGTCGTCACTCTCCTCGATTAGTGTGTCGGTCATTAGTGCCGTGTATAGCACCTGTGCTTCTAGCTCGTCCACCTTTGTGGCTTTTTTCGGCTGAAAATCTTCTTGGGATAACCCTAGCTTCTCCATCATCTTTTTTTGTAGCTCCGTCATGTTGTACCTCCCACTTCTGATAGTTTCACAATATACTCTTCTTCGTTCGGTACTGGTATTCTGTAATCGTCATTACCGCCCTTAAATGTCACTGAGCCCCCTGCTTCGACCTCGATGTTTCGCAGGAAATCATCTGGTATTAACGATGATATGTCGGTTACGATTGGTTTTTCTAGTTCGTAGTACAGCATTACGCCTGACATTGCCTGTTTGAACGTTGTAGCGTCGGTGTAGGCGGTGTCTAACACTGTGACCCTCGCAGCACCCTGATGTTGACCGATTGATTTGTCTACTCGGAAAAAATCGTTTCCATCAGTCACATATGCACATCTAGTTGTGTATTTTTTACAAATAACATTTGCCAACTGTGTATTCGTTAAAATAACTTTTATGGATTGAATTGATGCACTAAACCATTGATTATCCCCCCAACCAAATGGCAGATTACCATATGTCCAATTCAACGCCCCTAAATCAACGCTGCTGACACATTGAACATATTTCTTGTTCTCATAGTCCACGTAGTTTCGTGCCGTTCCTGCACTCCAGCCGTAGCCAGGCAGTGCCTTGATGGCTTCGGGGATTGGATACTCGTTGCGGTGGAAAGGGGCGTAGGCTGTCGGGGTGTCGCCCTCCGATATCATGATTTCACATTCAGATAGTCGTTTAACAACATCAGCCGATGCAACACTACCGTTGCCAGCATATACACCTACATATAAACATCCGTTATCTCCTGTTCTGTATGACCGATTGTCTGATGTTTTTCTAAAATCCAAATACGGCTGTGAATTTACAACAGTATTCACATTCATTAGAAGAATTATCTCACTGGTTTTATCGGAAGTAAAACTTAATGTGTACGTGGTGTTAGGTTTTAATTTTATCGCCTTACAACGATAACTATTTGCAATATATTCATAGGTATCACTACCAACTTTCAGCATATCAGTGCCATAATACAGGTTAGCTCCCTGCTCTATAATGCTCTCTGTGCCTGCACTGACAACCTCCCCAGTGTTATATGGGTAGTAGTCAGTAGGGAACATTTTCTCAAATTCTTCCACGCTCGCTGGTTCGTTTCCTGAGCCGAACATGGCGGTGAGGTCAAATAACTGCAATGTAAATCCGTATGTGCCTGCGGTTGCGCCTGCAAATGCACGATAATACAGGGCACCATTTTTAACGCTAGGTTGCAGGGAGTATATTCCCTTTTCAGTGGAATGTTCTGACTCGTATCCGTTTGAAATATTGGCATTGTTATCGCCAAAACGCACTACAACATTTGCAGTTGGGTTGCTTGCGTCTTTTACGCATTTCCCCAATACCTTATGACCATGTGCGCTAATTATATTTGACGTGTCAGCTTCGATACGGCTAATCCACTTATCCTCGGTAACGTCTTCGTCAATTGTTACTGTGACATGGATTATGCTGTCAGGTATCAGCTGGTTAAACACAATCGACCTACCGCCAACATTCTTAACCGACATTAGCCTACCCCCTGTAGGGACGGTCTTGGCATATGCCGTATCGCTGTCAGTTTCAAACCTATGTGTGATACCCTGACCCATATCATATAACGCATTTACACGTCTTGTCAGTTCCTTGTCGGTCAGCTTCACGTTAGCTATTTCAGCCGTGTTTTCAGCAATTTTCCCAACAGCGGTCACATAATCTTCAGGCAAACTGTCAGCCACCGCCTGTGCTGTCTGTGCGGCAGTTTCAGCGGCTTTGCGGTCTGCGGCGACCTGTGCGGCTATCTTTTCCATTTCCGCTTTATCGTATAAAATCACCGTTTTATCATCAGTGATATATACAATTGTGCCGTCTTTTATAGTGGATTTATCAACGGCTTCCCACTCGGCTTTTGTGCCAATCCACTTTTCGCTTTCAACCTTGTTGCCTAATTCAGTGACAGACTTTTTAGCATTAGCCGCCATACCTCTAGCAATAATATCTGTAGCCATAAATCCACCTCCTTAATATGTTATAGTTCCCCAAATTTTGTTTACACCCTTGACATTTTTAACAGTTACACTATAGTAACCACTAACATCTCCTGCGTAAACATTTTCCGTTGTAATCGTATCAACCGTTGAGAAGTCGCTCAGATCAACCATCATAAGCACTTCCTCTGCACCATTCTGAGTCAGTTTTCCTACAACCTGAAAACTACCAGTTCCCGAAGCCTGTACTTTAAAATCAGCACCAATGCCAACTTTCAGCTCAAAAGCTTTTCCATTTTCGTACAAGTTTCCGTTCGTAGCACAATACGCCATAAATCATCTTCCTTTCGTATAAATAAAATATAACAAGGGCGAAGCTGTGTTACCTCGCCCTTTAAAAACAAAAATAATTAGTATTATTTAATAGCACTTGCCAGCTTCTTGATAAACTTCTCGCCTGCAATGCTAGTCTGCTTATAACCCCACTTTTTCAGCAGAGCATTAACAGCCTTTTCAGTACCCTCGCCAAATATACTATTTTCATCAAGTGTGACATTGTGAAGTTTTCTTGCCTTGGCTATGATGAGCATTTCTTTCAGAGCAAGAACACCACTGGTCTTATTACCTTTTTTATAGCCAGACTTTTCAAGTATCGGAAGTTCATTATTTTTTTGCTTTTTAAAACCATTAAGACCCTTTTTCTTTATAATTGCGGTAAAATCTTTATAGGCATAATTGCAATCACAGTTTCCATTTACACCTGAAACCGAGCCTTTACTTGTGTACTGCCACATACCATAGCTACCACCGTATGAAGGCTTTGACTTGTCAAATTCAGCAAGCCATACACAATATTTGTTTTTACAATCACTAGGAACTTTACTGTTAAGAAAAGCAGCATAGCTATAAAGCATTACATAATAATTTTTCTTTTCACAATAACCGCAAAAAGCATTAATTATACTACCTATAGTAGAAGCCGATAAATCGCACTGTGTACTATCTTCTATATCAAAAGCAATAGGCATTTCAAAAGTTTTACCCTTGATTGCTTCAAGAAACACCTTGGCTTCTAATTCGGCATCTGCTGATGTTAGAGCATATGAATACCAATAAGCACCAACTTTAAGCCCTGCTGATTTTGCCTTTTTGTAATTGGTTTCAAAACATTCGTCTTTCTGACCGATACATTTGCCGTAGCCTGCGTTTATCATAACAAAGTCATATCCTGCCTTTTTTACTTTGTTAAAATCTACATTAGTACCCTGCCAATGGGAAACATCTATACCTTTTATTGTTGTTGCCATAAAAATTACTTCCTTTCCAATTAATCTTCTTTTACAGGCAGTTTATTTAATTCGTCTACACAGTTATGTACAAAACTATTGCCCCCAATAGATGAATAGCTTTCGTATAGTCTTGCGAGATTTTCTTTTTCGTACAGTGAAATACTATTTTCTTTCATTCTTGAATTATAAATCGCCAAAATAGAATTTCTCAGCGTAGCCTGCAAAGCCAAACTTTGTTTTCGCAACTGAGTTTCCATGCTTTGGTTCTGTTCTACCTGTCTTTCCACTAATACTGTTAGTTTATCTATTTTTTTATTTAGATTATCTTTGTCACTGGTTTTTGAAATCCACCCTACAAATCTATTCCTTATTGGCTTAACAATAATTGTTATCAGTGCCAAAATGGTTGTAATACTTCCACAGTAGGTAGCAATTTCCTTAACTGTGTTCATAATTACTCACCGCCATTCTTAACCTCGTCAATAAAATCTGTAAGTGATTTATAATTCATATCTTTAACGGCACTTTCAAGCAAAATAACAAGCTCTACATCGGAAATCTTAATACCCTTTTCTTCAAGCAGGGCAAGCATGGTTTCTTTAGCTTTTTCAAGCTTTTCTGTACCGTGAACGTCTTTATAAATCTGTTCTATATATTTAACCGTTGTACTTGCTACATCTTTCTTAATGCTGTCATTTGCGATTTTTGTATACTTCGATTTTACAAAGCCTACAATAGCCGTCATAACCGCTGTTAAAATTACAGGTAAATACTCTGTAATCATCTGAGTAATAATCTCTTTCATAACTTTTCCTCCAATAATAAAAGAGGGTTGTTAGCCCTCTTTCTATTTCAGTATTATTTTTATATGTGTTTCATCAATACGTTTGATAACTCTATAACCACTATCCGACTTGGTTGCCACGCCATTCACACTAGCTGTACAATATCCGTTGACCTCGCACGTTCCGTCATCTTGAACTACTAACTGTCCTAACAAGCCAACTTTGCTGTACTCTTTTCTAGCCCCACGAGGAACATATTCAAGCGTATCGTTATAGTTTTTACTGACTATAGGATTGTATGACTCATCATAAATCAACCGTCCATAAACATCTGTTTTATACTTATCATGCCAATCTAACTCAGCAGAGTTACCAACAATAGATGGGTTGGCTGATATAACACCAAGGATATAATCACCCTTATTTGCAAGCTTGATTTTATCACCGTCAAGCGTAACAAACAAACCAATTCTATCTTGATTTTTAGCGTTGCCGTCAAGCCATTCAAAATATTCGGCATAGTCAGCACCAATCGTTTTATACGCACCGCCAGCATAAACATTGCCCAAAAAGTCTACTTGCATTGCAGAGTTTTGAGTTAGAGTTCCATCTTCTATATTATGACCATTTCCTATATTAAATAGTATACTTGCATTTTCCGAGCTTTTATAAGTTGGTTTTGCATTGATACCTATAACGGTTTGGTTATCTGCCGTGGCATGATTCCATGTACCTGCAACAAGACATCCATCATAATTAAGAACCTCATTGTGATATCCAAACACGGCGTTATATTTTGCCATTTGGTCTTTAGTTTTGTCACCCTTGACAATATTGTATGTGCCAACTACAATACTATCAGCTACACCCTCTAGCAAATTATTTATGCCATTAATATATGTATCACGAGAATTGAAAACAGTATTTTTTGCACCGCTACAATCAACCGCCACACTATATTCAGACGTATTCCACATACCACTGACGTGATTAGAAAATCCACCAACGCTAGTATTATTAAAGCCTGTTAAGGAATTTAAACTGCTATTTCCACGAGTATAGAGTAACATATGTAACATACTGTCAGTTTTCATTTCTGAAAAATCAATATAATTATTGCTGTCATAACTATATTCGTAGCAGTGGTTTGCTTGACCTTCAACATGGTTATAATTGCCATGAGCAATATTTTCAAGACGAATAGTAATCTGTTCTGTTCCATCAGGGGCTATAGTATAAAAATAAGAACTGCCATAATAATTAAACTTTTCCGAAATGTGATGATGACCACTACTATCAACGTATTCAACAAATCGTCCTACACTAGAATTTTGACTTCCTAGAGGTATGGGTTTGCCATTCCTAATAGCAATGTAGCCAGCGTTTATACCGCCACCACGGAAATAGATCCACACACTGTCTCCCATGCTTAAAATCTCACCTGATTTATTCAGAAAAGATTTTTCAGCACCATTATACTCTAATAGCGAAACAATGGCTGTACAATTTGTAGAGTCGTAGCTTTTAACTGTTCCATAGGTATAACCAAGTGTTTTTTTATTATCTTGACTTTCCTTAATCAGCTTATTCATTTTAGACATTCTGTACACCGCCTTTACGAATAATCGGCTAAAACCATTTTGCAGTTACCTACATATTTAACACCATTCATTGTGAATTTTACAACAGTTCCGTCAGCAGGAAACACACTGTCTTGTCCCATATAAACATAGAATATTCCGTCAGTTTTAGCAGCGTATTGTCCCTCAACTGTGCTATTCAATGGTATATTAAAATCAACTTGTGGTACAAGGTTCGTACCGCCATTGTGCAAACTTTGACTAAACATATTATACAAACTTGCCATTTTACTTCCTTGATGTCCTGAATTTGAAGTAGGGGTAAAGAAACCTGTTATCTCTGTATCATCGGACAGCTTTCTCATCTTTGCAATAGCCCCACCTAATACATAGTCATTGTCTCCACTTTTAAACAAAATTAACATTCCTTGACTAGTAGTGTATGACATAATACTATCAAACTTGCTATAGGTAAAACTAACATAGTCAGCATATGGTGATGTTTTAGTGGAGTCATATTCACCACACCCAGCCCAATAACGTGACTTTGCAGGGTCAAACATTATTCTAAAGTACGTTGTATTATCAATCCAAAATGTTAAAGTGTTATAATCGGTGGACTCACTGTCAGGATAATTTGTTTCAATTTTGCTCCAAGTCCACTTATCTTCAAAAAATGTTTTAAGGTCTGCAAACACGGTTTCTGATGAAGTTTGATTTGGTATACAAGTATAAGTATTTATCATTAATTATCACCGTCCAATTCTGCATTACCGCTTATTCCAATAACTCCACGAGCGTTAGTATTTGTTTCGTTCATATCAACATAATTAATGTCATGTTCTATACAGTATTTGACAACAGGCAAACAATTTGCGTTTGTAGTATCTGTTATACCATTTCCATATGTGAAAATAGTTCCGACTTGTACATTATCAAGGGTACTAAAATCGGTCATAGTTAAATTATTATATTTCCCAGTTTTTGTATTAAAAGAAGTATGGAAAATAATTTGACCTACGCTTTGACATTTGATTGAGTCGTTAGCTAAAATGCAACCATTTGGAATAGAAATACTGTTTGCAAAAACAACCTGAATAGCATTACTCATGATTTCCGTTGTACCATTTGTTACCACAATATCTGATTTACTCATTGGAACACGGCAGAGTTTATTCCCTTGGTAGAGGTTATTATCAACGACTTTAAAAGTAGTGTTAAAACTATCCACAGTAAACTTGTTTAACTTAGGACAATTATTAAACCCTGTAAAGCTAGTCAAAGAAGCTCCAATAACAACCGTTGTTAATGCAGAGCAATTATTCACGCCCGATACAGACAAAGCCATATTTGGAATATAAAATGTTGTAATAATATTATTATTTAAACCACCAATCTCTTTTACTTTTCCATCACTCATGAATGACAAACTTTTCAATTTAGGGCAGTTATTAAATCCGTTTACTATTTCGCAAGAACTTTCAATTCTTAGAGTTGTCAGATTAGGCATATCGTTACAACCCTCAACGTCAACCACATAGCCTGTAGTCGCTGAAGTTAATGATGTTAAATTATTCATACAGTTCTTAGGTATAACTTTTAAGCTTGTACTATTTGTCATTGGCAATTTTGTCATATTAGGCATATTGCAGAACGATCCGCTTTCAAGCGTGATACCATTGCTGTCGGTCACATTGCCATAAATTACAACATTAATCATATTACCACTATAGCCATTAAAAGCGTTTTTAGGTATTTTGGTAGTGCAATTACCCGATTGAAAGTCCAAACTTAGATTTATGTTTGCTGATGTATTACTTCCAAAACCATCGGTATCGTTAATGTTAGTAGACCGCCCAATTTGTATACTTTGAAGCCTAGATAAATCTCCCTCAATACCTTTGCCCATAAGATAAAATCTTCCCTGCACTGTTGCGGGATAAATAACTAAACTTGTCGTCTCTTTGTTTACATACACTACGCACTTATTTGTAGTTGCCGCTTTGATGTTTAAGTTTCCAACAACATGACTTCCTTTTAGTATCTCGTTTTGTTTTATTTCTTCAACACCTGTTTGCTTATCAACTGAAACCATTGGTGTGAAATTCAAGGTGTAAGGTAGTTCCAAACCATTAACAAATGTGCTATTGGCAAAAAACGATTCAGAGTGTGAAATATCACAGTATGCTACAGGAAATGTAATCTTGGTAAGCTTTTTACAACCTGACAATACACCCTTACTGGTCGAAATATTTGAAAGATTAGCAGGGAAAACAAAGTCTGTCATATTTTCAAATCCGTTTCCCATAGGTGAAGTAAGGTAGGTAGCTTTTACTTTGGAACAATCTATCTTTGTGGTTGTTTCTTTATCAAAAGCATTGTCAAAATTAGTTAAATCATCACTTTCAGACACAATAGTTGTATCGTGCGTACCCAAAGAATAATTCTTTTTAAGTGTTGAAATTGCGTTTGTATTACGCCTAACTACTTCATTGTCGTCATAACGTATTAAACAACGTGACGGTGACATAGATTGAAATTCTACCGTACTATCTGTCGGCAATGTATTGGTAACTGTAACTTCGTTTCCTGCTATCCATTGAGCTATCAATGTTGTGTTGTTATTTGGTATAGTGTACACGTCACCATAATTGTATTTATTGCCTAGACTATCCGTCCATGCGAACAATTTATTCTCGTTATACATATCCCCACCTTGTAAAACGATTTGTTTAGTAGGGGCTTGGTTAATGCTCTTATAAGTGATAGTATTGCCGCCTTTGTCCTTGCCACCATTCGTGTCATAAGATATTGTCACTGTATCGCTTAAAGTTTCACAGTAAATCGAAATACAGTCCGTATCAAATGGTAGCCAGTGCAGATTAGTGGCTTCAATACTCATTTCAGTAGCCGATAAAGGCATTGTAATAGAATTTACGATAAATAACTGTTTATCAAAATTATAATAATCATTACTAACCCTAACGGTATTATCAACATTCAGATGTGGAGTGATCGGCAGATTATAACTAATACCTGTACTCATACAAGTATGTTGTAATAACATATATTCGGCTTGTTGCCTACACTTTTCCTCTCCGCTTTCTTCACTTGTATCTCCTAGGGGTATATAATAAGTGCCACCATCTAAGCCCTTATAGCCAATAGCATTTATGTTTACAGGTGATTGTGGGTTTTCATTTTTAGCTGTGTACGAATAAATTTCACCACTTGTATTGTCTGTTGTAACTGTAATAATGTTTACACCATCATAATTATAAGTATAATTAATATCCGTTTCTGTAATTTCGGTTTCACTCAATTCAAATTGTGGTGATAAATGACGATACCAAGAAGGTAAGTTATAGTTGAAAACTCTTTCCATTCTCAATCTGCCATTGACATCGTAATAGATATTAGCACCATACATTTCGGCAATCTTATCAAAAATTTCACCAAGATAACCACCCTCGTCAACCACGATGTCGTCATACAAAGTTACATTATAGAATATAGGGTCAATAATCGGCTCAACAGGGTCAAGAGGTATGTTATTACCCAAATCAAGCATAAGCGTGTCCTTAATTAAAGTTGCAATATTCGTTCCTTTTTTAGAATTTGTAACACTAGCTTGATACTCAACAAGGCACATTCTAGCATTTAATGTTCCGTCAAGAAACCCATATTTGTCAACACCCTCAACATTCAATCGTCTACCATTAGAGTTTGCTGACTTTGTAACAAAAACACCTTGCGGAAACCAATAAATATTCTCATCAACTTGCAAGCCGATGAAGATTTTGAATTTTCGATTGTACCAAAATGAACTATCTTTTTGAGGTATGTATTTACCGCTTCTATCAATAATAGATAAAGAGCAAGACCTACGGCAGCCTTGCTCTTTATTAATTGTTATTGAACCATCTGTAGAAGATAAGTCACTTGTTATTTCGCCAATAGCACCTTCATAGTGTGATAAAATTTCCATTTTAACATACATTTTTCGCATTGGCTTATGTAACTCGGCAAGATAAGCATTGTCTATTTTATTATAATAATCCATAATACTTTCCTACCTCCTATCTAATAATTATTACATCGTTTATATCTTCAACTTCAATCCAATCATACTTAATATTAGTCAGCCCTAATACACTTGTGCTATCATAAATTCTAGTAGGGTTATCTGAGATATTTATAATCCAAACATCGCCCTTATGAGATTTTAACATAAAATCATTCTTGCCTTTAATAAATTTCGTCCATGCTTTTACTCTGTCAATATTATCGACTATTCGACCATCAGGGCAATTAATTGTCAAAAGATCAGCAGAGAAAGAACCACTCTCATAATCTGTTACTGTTCTAGTTGTTTTTGGTTTAATACCTGTTCCTGTGTGTACTGTAAGACCAATATTTGATGTAATATCATTATCGGTCATACCTGTTATAAACTCCCAACACTCAGAAATAGCATAATACTTTTTGTTATATTTTGTACCCAAATCAGTTAAAGAGTATATAAACCAACCGTCCTTGTCTACCGATACTTGCTCTGATTTATATGGTTTGTAATCTCCATAGCAAATATAATATTCATAAGTCTGCTTATTGCCAACTGTTGTGTCAAAAAAGCTCTTTGTATTAGTAGTGCCAAGAAAAACATAATCTTCTTCGTTCACATTACGTCTAAAAATCTTTGCAGTACCACTAAGAGTTGTATTCCATGACAGCATTGCTATACGATTATTAATTATTAGACAATTAAAGTTGTTTACTAAATCACCTAACTCGTTGCCTTGGAACGATACTCTTTTGCTAAAATGATACATTTTATCGTCAAGTGTCATAATCTCACTAACAACACAATATGAATTTCCTGCTTGCATAACATAGAAATCATAGTTGAGTCTGAAATTATAAATTGCAGGACTCTCGCCAATTAATTTCTGTGTTTCACTATAAACAGTAAATTTTGCACCTTTTACAAACTGAGTATTTGCAGGGCAATAAATTATAGCCATTCCAGTAGCAGTATTGTAGTTAGAAATAAAACCATTAATACCCTCGGTAACATGACCCTCTGTTCCACTAGGCTCTACCTCTATAGTAATACACTTATTTACTATATTTTCACCTATACTTTTACCAAGATTGACCTGAGTTGTATCATTTGTGCTGTCCTGAATAGTTCCGTCATAGACTACATTTGAATTAATTGTCTGATACAAATAGTATTTATAATATTTCAAGCCGACATGATTAGGGTGAGTGTACGTTGTTTCACAATGTATTGGTCTAGTAGAATTGTTTTCATTCACTTCAGCCGTAACAATACAATCAGGGTCATTTCTGCATTTTACATAATGCGGTTTATCTATAAAGTAATTAGTAAATATCCTAAATTCAGTGCCTACTGTTGGTGTATTTGTAAAAGCAGATTTCAATGTAACCATGCCTGTTTTGTAGTCATACTTTTCAATAAACCTACGTTCCTCGCCTATCTCCATGTATGCACCACCAACTAGGTAATTTGAACCGTCAGCACGTTCATAATAATAAGCGTCTTTCAAATTGCCTATTTCCTTATTTATATAAAATGATGTTGAAGAACCTGCTCTCTGAACTTTTCCACGGCAGAAATACATATCGTACAAACCAACACCATCTCCATATTGAGTATCATCAGCTATGGTTGTAGGGTCTGTTTGAAAAAGAATGTATTGATATTGGTAATCATGACCGTTCTCTGCAATGTCATTAAAAACCAGTTCATTAACACCGACTTTATCACCATTGTAAAAGGTGTTTATGTCACCACCCTTTGGAAAATAAGAGTGATTAACTTCGCCTGTTTTAAGGTTTGTGTACTCGCACAATGCCCAACGCATAGCCGAGCCTGCCGTACAATTAAACTGATAACTGAAATGTGGCGCACGATCATATTCACCGTTTGTGTCCTTATGTTTGTCTATCTTTACAACCTCATCATCAGGAAATACCAATGTAGGAGTCATAATCATTTTTCTTCACCTCTCTTATTTTCCAAAAGATAAGAGCCACTAAATAATTAATGGCTCTTTATTACTTTTGTGTTTATTTAATAATTTTTGCCAACTATTCTATCCAAATCAGCCTGTTGCAGATAGGTGTTCATTTGTTCCAAAAATGTTGTGCCGTCTGTTGTATTAACAGTATCGATCTGAAATACAATAGTCTTATTGTTTGTGTCATTTCTATTTTGAATATTGTTTGGTGAGGACATTTTTGTTCTTACCAAATCTGTTATGCCGTTATAAATCTTATCTCCAATATAATTGACAAGGTTATCTGTATTAGCCACAAGGTTGTATAGCTTTCTACCTTGCTCTGAATTGAAGATAGTTTCAACTGCATTTGGTTTTCCATGAAGTTGAGCAAGCCCTGTATAATCATCAATACCACCTGAGCGATATGGCTTAATAATGTTAAACTTACTCTTTAAAGCGTTAAGAATAGCTGTTAATGCACCCTTGTTCTTACCAAGCATAGGATTAGCCAAGAGTTCTGATGAAACCATTTTGCCGTACAGTTCAGATTTTAACTGTTCTGCTTGTGTTTCATCAAGCCCTGTTCCAACAGTTTCACCGTCATATTGAACAAGATACAAGCCATTCGATTTAGCACCCTCAACAGAAATATCAGAATAGTCAAGAGCTTCCCTAGCACGTTTTTTACAATCCTCTAAGAACTTAGTCCTACCTTCCATAGTTTGCATTTCTTTTTCAGAAACGTTTGTCAACTGTTTTATGTAGTCTTTGTTCTTATTCGTAATATCTGTAACATACTTTGATAAAGCTTCTTTTTCTTTCTTGTATGCCTCAATTTCTTTGCTTTTAGCCGTTATCTCTTTGTCAACGCTCTCAATTTCCTTTTCAACCTGATCTGAAAGTTGAGAACGATAAGATTGATATTTGCTCGCAAAGTCATTAAGAATATTCGTGTCTTGCTGTGCTATTTTGTCCGTCCAATTAACGCCTAAAATATCTTTGGCAAGCTGTTCATTTTCTGTATTGGTAGAGCTATTGATAAGGTCTTGCCACTGTTGTTTATACTTATCCCACAGTGAAGTTTCCTTGTCACGCTGTTTTTCAAGGTCAGATACACGTTTATCAGCACTCGCCTGTTCATATTCCTGCTGTGCCTTGTTTACTTCCTCGGTATTGGTTTCTAAGTGCCAACCACTAGCTTCAGAATAAACATTTACCTTTTTCTTTTTAGCATTTTCAAGATTATTTAACTTTTCCTGTAAGTCAATAGTATCTTGTTTTTCTTCATTAACGGATTTAATGGCATCAATTTCAGCATTGTATCTGTCCTCAATAGCTGATTTCTGCTCGTCAATATAAGACTCCACTGTGTTTGCAACGGTTTCGTACTGAGAAATAATATTGTCAAGTTGAGTTTTTTGTTCTGTAAGAATATTCTTTTGTTCTTCAAGAACATCTTTCTCGTCCTCGGCTTTATCTATAAGATCATCAAACGTTTCCTCATAAATTTTCTCAATATCGTCTACAGACAGCTTAACTTCGGAAATAGAAGAAGCTACCTCTCCAAGCTTTTCAAGGCTTGAAATAAGACCTTCCACATTAGCCTTATCGTTGCCATTTGGCAATGTGTCTGATAACTCTTTGAGTCTATTTATCAGCTCTTTAGGGTTTTGTCTTATCAGTTTCTTAACTTCTTCTGTCAGCTTTTCCGTGTTGCCTGAGAACTTAGCTAAGTCAGGATATGATTTAAACAGTTCAACTAAATCACTATCCGAAATACTTCCGTCTTGCAGGCTCGTTAAGGTATCTTTCAGTGATTTTGCCTTATTCTGAACTTCGTCAATATCGTCCGTCCACTCAGAAATATCAAAAGTACCTGTTGTTAATTTTGCAGGCAAAGTTTCAAAGAAAGTATTAACATAGTCAATTAAATCCTCGTCACCATTAGCCAAGTTGATTAACTTATCTTTGTATTTCTGAGTTAAATCATAAAGCCTATCAACATCATCAATATTTTTATTTGCTACAGCATGACTATAACTTTCAGTAGCTTTCTGAGCTTCATCAAATGCTTTGCTAAATTCTTCACTTGTGTTATAGTTTTCAAGTGTTTTCTGAATTTCGTTGTATTTATCAACGGCATTAGAAAGTTTATCATATTCCTCTGTTGTGGTAGCAATTTCTTTTTGCAAATCAGCCAACCACTTGTTACGATTATCGTCTTTTGAAATGTTTGCCCATTTCTCGGATAATTCATCATAAACCTTTTGCATGGTATCAATACGTTCTTGCATTGTACCTGCGAAAAGTAAATTACTATAAGCATTAGTGCTTATACCAACGTTATTATACTTTTTGAGAATTGGTTCAATGTCATTCTTGTAACTGTACCAATCACCATAACCACGAGAGCCGACCTTGTTGATATCAGCATTAGAATTATAGCCACTGAATAGACCGTCTGATACATAGGCTTGCCCTTTGCCACCGTAATCAGTAGTAAAAAGACCCTTGTTAAAAGAGCTTCCCTCTTTTAATTTCTTTTGTGCTAAATCATAGGCTTCTTTAACACTCAGCTTTCTATCACTATCATCAGGATCAGTAATATCCGACTCTTGATAAAGTTCACTCTCAGCCTTTTCCTTTTTCCACTCTTTGATTTTCTTAATATTCTCAGACATTTTGTCATTAAGTAAATCAAGGCTCTTAGCTTCATTACCGTACTTATCAATTAAGTTATCCTGAATAGTATTCAAATCGTCTTTAACAGTTGACAAGTCATCTGTTGTCGCAACCAAAGTTACATAACGATTTACTAATTCGTTTACTGACTTGTTTTCTTCATCTAATTTGTCAATAGAGTCAGAGAAACTACTTGTGAACTGAGCTAAACTTTCTTTTGCATTATCTGCACCATTGACAATATTATCAAAAAGTGTTATAATCTTATCAATAGCCAAACCTACGAGCAAGCCGACAGCCATATTACCAACAGTTGACAATATTTTCATGCCAGCGGCAGCAAGCTTAGAAGAAGTCGCAACACCCTTTAAAGAAGCAGACAATATTTCTTCTGATACCGCTGCACCATTAGCACTTCTAGCAACATTGAGAGTTGTTTCAGAGCAACCCTTTAAAGCTATTGACTCGGCTTCAGCTACCGATTTACCCTGTGCCAAAAGATTGTTAAACTGACGGACATTTGCTACTTCATTTGCAGGAATTAAAGTTATATCCGATTTATTATGAAGCAAGTTCTTTAAATCTGAAAGTTGTGTTATAGTCTTGCCTAATATACTGATATTAGTCTTGCCACTACTCTCATTTTCAACTGTTTTAAAGACCTTAACAGTTATTCGTTTATAGTTTTGATATAAATTTTAAAGGAGAATAGTTATGACAAATAATCAAGAAAACACAAATAATTTAGCTAACGAAAATACCTCATCTACTAATAATGGAACTACCGAGCAAGTTCATTATTCCATTGGTAGAATTGTATTTGTCATTATATTTTTATTTTTTGCCATTTGGGGGCTGGTTGACAAAATATCTGACATTTCACACTACGAAAAAGACTACAGCCAAGAAGCTTACACAGCAGCTAAATTCTATGTAAATAAACAGTTAAAAGCCCCTGCCACGGCAGATTATCCAATGTATGATAAAAACTTTATTACACATCATAATGATAGCTACACCGTATCATCTTATGTGGATGCTGAAAATAGTTTTGGTGTTAAGGGCAGATTGTACTATACTGTCACTATGGAACGTGACGGCAAGGATTGGACTAACGTAAATGTTAATTTGAGAGAATAGATAATGAATACGAGTGTATGAGTGTATGAGTATACACAAGTGTACAAATGGGCAAAAGTAAACAATGTGTGTTTATGTATAACAAAAGCTCCGAGAATATCGGAGCTTTATTTGCATTGTATTCTATTTATTTTTTTGACTTTAACGCTTTGTAGTTTATGCCAATTAAAACATATAGCCTCGCTTTAGGCGAGACTATATGAAACTACATTTGAACTAGACTATTTATTAGTCGCTTGTCTAGTAGCGACAAACATTTGAAGTGTTTGTGGAGAACTAAGGTCTTATTTTATGACTATTCATTTGCTGCGTTCAGTAACTCGTTGTCACCCTTGCCGTTTTCCATTTTAACCTGATCTGACTCAAGCAAAAACTGAACATAATTTTCAAGAATAATATCAATATCGTCTTTATGTAGTTCACCAATTTTTCTTCGGAACTTACTGTTATCCAACGATACAGTTTTGGAAATTCGTGCTACAGACTCATGCTTTAATCCTGCCTCTTGCCAATGAGTAATAGGTACGTCATATTTGTCGGCTTTTCTCACTTCATGACTTGTCACTTTAATTGACAGTACACACAAAGGTTGCACACTCAATATAATAACAGGTCTATCCTTTGAGATATTTTTATCTTCAAAAGGAAAATTGGCATACCACAACTCCCATTGCTTCTTCGCCATTTATGTCACTTCCTATCGTCATCGATTTTTGCATAATTATCGTAGATTTTATCATTCCACTCATCATCTTTGTTTATTGTAGGATTGTGCGGTACATTACTCAGTATAAAATCTAAATTGGCTGTAATAAATTGATTAAACTCCTCAATCGACATCTTAGTATTCTGTACATTTATTGTTTTAGCCATAAATCTCACCTCTAAATTTTAAAATAATTTTATACCTTTGTGTGTAGTTGTTAATTAAAATGAAATACTTATAGTTTAATCTTCAAGTGATTTCCTAATATCTTCGTCCCATGGCTGTCCGTTAAAAGTCGAATGTTTCATCATCTCTCTTGCCTGTTTTTTTATTTTTGAAATAACTGCTGCGGAGGACTTGGAATTAATAAATTCGTCCGCTTTATCTTCTCTAACAACGAAGGCAAGATTTACAGGTTTACTCATAACTGCCATATCTATCAACTCCTCCTTCTTTTTACGTACATTCTTTTTGTTATTAGTTTCTCCCATGCGGTATCACCTCTATTATATTATAGGGGCAAGCACCTAAAATATGCGTATAACTAATAAATTATGCGTAAGAATAATAATTTATGCGTCTAACGCATATTTCTATTATTAGTATACCCATTTTGGGAACTAATGTCAAGCCATATATTGGTTGCATTAACAAACATTGTGTAAATATAAATGTAAAATTTTTATTAACGAACAAATTTAGTGTTGACATACGCAAATGAATAGTGTAAAATAAATTACTATGCAAAATGATTGGTAACAGTTTTATCCCACCCTCACTGTCAAAGGACAAAACTAAATAAATGAGGGATAATTCATGTTTTGAAACGCTATAGGTGTTACCTATAGTTGGAGTACACCTTTATCTTACCACAAGATAGTTACCGTCTACTCTCTGAACCTAGTCCGTATCTCCCGATAGGGGTTGGCTGCTGACCTGACATTTTTAACAACACTTAGCACCTATTATAATAGTATAATAGGCTTTTATCTCAGCATATGTCATCTTTGCTATTGTTTCCGAGTTTCCTCACTCTTATAGTGCCATTGCTATAAGTAGTCGCAAAGCTTTAGCCGTTCTCAGCAATTTGGCAACCTTATTTTAAAACGTGTGTGACCTATGCACATATAGTTTGTGGCTGTGCATAAGTTGGCATCTTTAATAATTGTTTACCTACGTTTTTGAATGATAATCCTGCCATAACAGCAGGAATAAGTGTTTCTAAAACACCGAATTTACTAATTAGATTATCAAGAACATCAATAATTTGTGTTCCACTGGTGATACCAAATTTAACTAAATCACCATTAATCAGAGTAGCTGACAAATTTTCAATACTTGTCTGAAAACCTTGCACTCTTCCTTGAATGGAATCAAGGTATTTTTCATACTCTGACATAGCAGACCCAGCAGAGCCTATTGAGTCATTAACAATTTTATCCGCTTGACTCATATTCGTAAGCAATGCAGTAATTGTATTGCCTCTTTGCTTGCCTGCGATTTTCTCTATGACAGCGGCTTTTGATGTATCAGTAAGGTCGTTCCAAACATTGGCGATACCTTTCATAATTTCATAGGTACTCTTAAAGTTCTGAGAGTCCTTCATTATGTCGAAGCCACCTGTGCCATTGACGTTAGTAAGAGCTTTAATATCTTCCCTCAGTTTTGAGGTTGATACTGCCATGCCCTCTGTTGACTCGCCTGCATCTTCAAGTTCTGTCTTTGCTCCACGAAGTCGCATTGACAGAACTTTTAAGCTGTTCAATCTGTTACTTTCCCAATTATATTGGTACTGACTACATTAAATATGTAGCGGTTAGTCATTTCTGGCTAACTCTCGTATTTCTTTTTGTAGGATTATAATACGATGCTCGGACTATATATTACGCCCTGTAATAAGGACGGATAACTTCAATACATATGTTGCCATATATATCCTGTAGTCTCTACGGTTACTCAAAAAAATTGAGTCTTACCTCGGTCTTAACTATCCTTTAGCCTTTGACCGATATAGTTATCTGCATACTATATATTATTATATAGTCGGGCAATTTGCGTTTACCCGCTTCGGCTGCGTCTCCAGTTATTTCTGTAATGGCTGTACCCATTGCTATTGCTTGGTCTAGTGTATTTCCTGCTACGCTCAGTGAAGATACTGACCTTGACAACATATCACCGATGTCACTCGCTGAAACAGCATACTTGTTTGATATTGCGTTAAACTTATCGACAATATTGATAGACTCATCAACTGTCATGTTATAGCTTTTCATAACTGTTGTTAGGTCTTGTACTGCTGTTGCATTATCTACTTCACCAACAACTGAATAAATACCTGAGTTTGTGGCAAGTGTTTCGGCTTCATCTAAGCTATAACCACGTTTACCCCATTCTGCGGTTTGAGAAATAAGATCAGATAAATCAATCTTTAAATCTTTAGCCTTTTGACCTATATTATCAAAGAACTCGGTATATTGCTGATTTGTGTTATCAGTAACCTTACGCAAGTCTGTCATAGCTGTATCAATATCTACAACATTATTATAGAACTTAACAGCTTCTCTGGATATACCTGAAATCACAGTAGTCAAACTCATCCAGCTTGTGAACTTTAAAGCGTCCTCTTTAATCTTATCGAAAAAGCTTAAACCGTTCACACCTGCTGCCTGTGCCTCAGAACTCATTGTCCTAAAACTACGATTGATTTTATCAACATTGGCTTTCAAATCGCTCGCAGTTAAATCACTGGCATTAAGCAACTTTTTGAGTGAAGCTATCATATTATCAGTTTCAACCTGATATGTACCGCCATTAAAAGTATTCTTGCCCATGGCTTTAGTATTAGCCTGTTGCCATGTCTGAATTGTGTATATTAACTTTTTAATGTTCTGCCTTGTAGCTTCTATATTCTGTTGTGATTTATTGCTAGAAAAACTAGCTTTATAAGCTACATCTGCCCTCTTTAACTCATTTGTTAGTTCATTGAGTTTAATACGATATTCGTCTAATGCTTTAGGATCGCCACCTACATTAGACAAACTTGTTTTTAACTCATTAAACTTTTCTTGAAACTCTCCATTAAAAATAGGCGACTCTTTCCATTTTGTTTCTAAGGTGGTGAGATTTTGCGTAAGTCTAGCTACATTATTTTCTGTTTTAGTAGATGTAGCTGACGATTTATCAGCAGAACGAGAATTGGCTAATCTAAGTTCTTCCCTACCAATGTTTATTAACTCATTCTTTTGTCTTTCAAGTTCTTCTGTAATCAGTTTCTTCTTTTTAAGCTGCTTTTCATCATAAGAAACTCTACTCTCAAGATTTTTAATCTGTCTTTTTAACTCAACATTTTCTTGCTCGCCAGCATTGACCTGTTGCTTTTTAAGCTTATTAATCTGTTTGATTTCACCAAACATCTTATTATAATAATGAGCTTGCTGTTGTGCCTCAGAATTATCAGATTTTTCAAGTAACTGCAAACTCTTGATTTCGGTTTCTGCTTTTTTAACCGAAACAACTAACTCACGATATTCCTCAGACCATTGTTTATTGCGTCCAAAGTTCTCCTCGGTATCTTTTACCTTAGTTAATTGAGTGTCTAAACCTTGAATTAAATCCACAATTTCTTGTGGCTGATTTTTCAGCTTAGAAAAGTTATTTGAAATTTCTTGTATTGTGGCAGGCATTTTTGCTAAAGTATTTTCAGCATTTGTTACTTTATTAAATGAACTTGAAGTGGTATCAAGATTTTGCTTAATCTCGTTTGCAGTAGTCTTAAGAGTGTTAAACAGACTATCAACTTCCGCAACAGAACCACCTTTACCAAGGTTGTTAATAGCATTATTAACATCTGCGATTTCCTTAGTAAGTCCTGTTTCAATGCCCGAATTTGATGATTTAAACTCGGAAAGAAGTGTTGTGTATTTTGACTTAGCCTTATCAATATCCGCAATCAGCTTTAATATACCCTTTTCAGAACTGCTACCCGATAGATAGTCAAATGACCCATTTGTTTCGTTCAGAGCATATTTCAGTTTTTCGACTTGACCTGTCAAGTTTGTAACTTCTGCCGTAATTTGAGTAACTTCACCCGAACTATCTTTAGTCCATGAAAATGTCGGATTGCCAAACTGACTTAAAACTTTTCTTGCATTTTCAATAGTTTTAACAATATCTATCTGTCCGTCTTTATTAAAACCTGCCTTGAAAGTTTCTGCAAGAGTTGTGTCAATATTCTGTATCTCATGCTTTATATTCTTGACAGAGCTAGTTACCTGTTTTTCAGCAGCCTTTATACCACTCTGAATAGAAGTTACATTTAAACCACCAATATCTATTTTTAGATTTTTGCTGATTGTAGCAAGTTGAGATTGAATTTTCTTTTGTGTTTTATTCAAATCCAACTCACCAATGATTTTAGCATGAGCCTTATTGTCATTTGCCAGTACATTATTTAATTTAGGTATATCGTCCTTAACTTTACTTGTGTCAAGTTCCACAGGAACTCGTATTTTTAAATCATCTGCCATTTCACTTCACCTCTATTCCTTGTCTTTTAAGTCCTTGTTTTAAAGCTATAACGTGATATTTGTTATCCCTTAAATCCTCTTTTGTGTTATATACAAATGGTCTAGCAACACCATGATACGTCCAATCTCCAAAATCATACCCCCAACCAATTTCAATGATAGGTGCTAATTCTTGACCTGTATTGTCTGACTTAATCATTTTCCCTTGTACAAAAATATAAGGGTTAGCCATTGTGTTGTTTTCAACAACTAAAGTGTCACCTTCAATAGAAGAATTAATATTGTTAATATCCATTAAACCACCATTATCATATCGTCTTACATATTCATGTGGCACATAACTATCGTAAACATCTCTTTCAATATGATCTAGCATAACAGTGGTGACAACCTCGGCAACATCTGTAAGCAGAGCGTAATCAATTCTTGCTCTTAGTTCTCGCTCTAGTTCTTTAAGGTTTTTTACAACCATTTATTCCTCACCACGCAACCACTTTACAACAAGCTTTAAATCCTCGTCAGCTTGCTCCTGAGAAACTTTACTATGTGTTTCTATCGTAACTTTATCACCACTTGTCAAACCAAGACTACAAAGACCTATAATTGACTTGCCATTGACCGTTCTATCTGTTGTCAGATTAATTACAGAGGGACGTACCTGTGTAAAATACACAAACCTATGAATATTCCTAGCATTAGGAACTATCCCAAGTGTTATTTCCTGTTCTGCAAAGAACATATTAGTCACCGTCCTTGTTGTTTGAAATTACAATTTTATTTGCCATGTCATTACTGTCTTTCAATGTTTTCAGTACCTCATTTAAACTTCCAGTGTCAAAATCCTTCATAGTATTGTTTGTCTGTTCTATCATTTCTTTTGCCTTATTCGCAAGCTCCGTTATAGCTATGTTTGCCATGCTCATAACCTTTTCAGCCGCCTTGTATCTAACATTCATGTTAATACCACTGTCAATAGCTTTAGTAATTAGGCAATACTGATTTCTGTCAATCAACTCCCAAGCAATGTTATTATATTCCCTATCCAGCTCTCCACTATCATAAATCTCTGCAATATCATCTGATGAAAGTTTATGTTCTCCGTAAAGAGTGACAACGTAATATTTACGCAAAATTCCTTCATATCCTGCTCCGTACTCAACTGTACCCTTGACTACATTATTTATAAATGCCTGCATTTCCGCAAAACTAAGCCTATTTTTCATTCAAGTTTCCTCCATTTTCTTGCGTTTCTTTTCTGCGTTTCTCAGTTTCTTACACTCATCATAATCAATCCAACCACCATACTTTTTAACATAAGTAATCCACTTATATGTAATGTATGGATAGCAATACCAAAACAATTTACGTTTAAGTATTGCCACTGAGTCTGGCATACCTTTTGTATCTATAACTTCAGTGACACCATCTTTATAAGTAACCACAAAATCAGCGACATATTTAATTGGCAACACAGTTTTGCCATCGTGAACAAACTTCGGTTGCAGTTCATATGGTTTCTGTAACTCATACGAAATCACTTCACCGCTTTCCACTAAGGGACAAAGTACATCACGATAATATTTCATTTCTAACACTGAGTCGAAAATAATACCATTATAACTACGTTTTGATTTGTCTTTATCTACATTAAACTTGCTTCTATCTGTCATTTCTACCTCTTTATAAAAAAAATAAGGGCGGTCAATACTTATCATAATAACCGCCCTTTCTATTTTATTTAATTTTTTTACTTGTTGTGCCATTTTTGAAATTTGTAATATCAGCCAAAACATTATAAACCGACTCTTTATAATCTTCCTTTTTTAATGTTTTAAAAGTAATACCAATATTAGCAAGTAGTTTTCTCGCTTCAGCTTTGGAGATAACCTCGTGCATATATTCTTCTATGATTAAAAATAATTGATAACAAGATGGTGTGTCTACATATCTTCTCCAGCTATTTATTTTATCACATTTATTACACGCATAATATCCATTACCGCAAATAACACACTCATGATTGTTTTCCATATTAATCCTCTGGAATAACAAATCTCAGAAGCTGACCCTCGTCACTACAATAGTCCTTCAGAGAGTCAATAGTAAATGGGAAGTCGCCCGTCTTGTCAAGTGGTATCTGAGTCTCAGGAGAAAGCTGTGCAGATGCCATGACAACCCAACCATGATATTCAATATTTTTATCACAAATATCTGTAAAGATTGATTCAAGCCAAAATTCACCTGATTTTGGCATATCATTCGTACTCTTTGTAATGTCAACTGCATTTTCAGACTCATATGTATAATATACCTGAATAGTCATTCCTTCCTTGATAGCAGTATCTGTCGGAAGTGTAATTTCTTTTTTAGCCGCATCAAGTGAAAATTCCTTTTCTGAATTTACCGCTGCATATTTGTAAGAAGCAACCTGTTCCTTCCTTTCATTGAGCAGATAAATGAATGATATTCCACCCACAGGAACTTTACTCAGAGTAATCTTTGTTATGTCGCTACCCACCTTAATCTTCTCTCTTTTAGGAATGAGAATTTTGTTAGTAGAACTTGCAACGTTCTTTTCTGTACCCCACTGAGCAGCAAGAAGTGACAGCGTAAGGAACGATGTATTACCTGTAATCTGAGCTGTATCAGCATCATAGTATTTTGCAATTACCGCACCTGTTGCATCTGTCTTATCCTGTGAAGTAGCATTGGTCTGAATGTTTACGTCTTTCAAATCTTCAAGAGTCCAAAACAGCACTCCGTCAGTAGGCGAAAACATCTGACCTGAAATAGCTTGTTTAAAAAGCAATTTGTCTGGATTAAACATATTATTTCCTCCTTTATTTTCTATTGTTTCCGTTACCATGTACGGAAACAATTTAATTCTTCTTTATTCTTAATGTCCTTATAATAAATAGTACCGCTATACAAACCTGTGGTAAGCTTCTGTGCTTGATTTATGATTTGATTTCTTAAAAGACAATCATAAAAAACATTAATAGGTAACGACCAAACCGTGTCCCAGTTGTATTTAAACCCTTCAATATTTGTTAATGTTGAAATATATGGCAACAAAATAGAGCGAAATTCTTTTTCTTGATACTCACCCCTAGCTAATTGTCTTTCAAGCTTGTCTAATTCATATTGTAATCTCCATTTTCGGGTGTGTTCATTTCCATCTTTAATATTATTATCAGCAATATTAAGCATTTTCCTGAAATATTCAGTAAGCAGTTCATAATCTGCTTTACCTATTTGAATATTGTTATAAACATCAAATAAAATAATATCACCGCTATTCGTGTCAATATAGCGTTTCATCTTACCAAAATCAATATTACGGATTATAAATGAAACATCAGTTAGCAAATGATTTTCGACAATATCACAAAACAAGTCAAAACTATCTACTGAGTTAAAATCAATACCCTTGCTCCAAAGATATAGCCTTCTATCATATGGAGTTGAAATTATGTCAGACACAATGACCCAAAACTGTTTTTCACCTAGTTTTGACTCGTCTGAAATCTCGTCCAAAGTTGGGTTGTGAATTTCAAACTTGCCTAACATAAATGTTTCTTTTTTATTACGATAAATCGAAAGCTCGTCCATAACTAATTACCCTCACATGGATTTATCGTAAGTTCTTCACCTTGAAATATTAAGGTACGCCTTTTATAAACAGGCGACAAATTATCAGGTACGTCTGAAATAAGTTGTATTCTGTTACCGCTCCAACCATCTGAGTTGTTAAATAACTGACCTAATAATTCAGACACATAGTCCATTCTAGTTTTGGAAATGCCAGCTTTGTTAAGTCTCATTTTATCTTGGTGACAAATTATTTGGATTATCATTTGAGGATAACCCTTAAATGCCCCCCATATTACTTTCGGAACTGAAACTTCAATGTTAAGATACAATTCTACATTAGTTTGAGTGTAAGGTATATATAAAAAAGGGTATATATTAGAATACACAATATTTTCTAGTTCTTCCTCGTCCTTTTCAAATAAATCTAATATATTATCTTGTGATAATATCATAGAAATAGCTTTATTTTTCCACTCCGATATAACAGAATTTATTGGCATTTTATACACCTCCCACTATATTAACTAATAGCTCAGACGAAACATCATCAACTGTACAAACCAATTTAAAAGAGCTACCAATTAAAGCACTATTGTTTAAACACTTTATCTTTACCTTATTTTCGTTTACTGTTATAATAACGAAATCTTTTTGTTTATCAAGTAATTTTAAAGACCAAATAACACTCTTATCTGTTTTTGCAGTAAATGTTTTTACTGTACCACCACAACGAATTTCTGCATTACCACTGTAAGATATTTCAACAGGTTTGGTTACATCATTAGGTTTAAAGTAGTCACATAGCATAAGGTCAATTCTATCTGTCTGCGGATTGTATTGACTCTCTGACAAGATAATGTGCATACATCTGCTATTTCCAAAAGAGAAGCTGACAGTATCAGGTCTAGTAATTCTATAAGGTGTAGGCTCTTTGTCATTATAATCAATAAAAAAACGCTTATCATGAGGAAAATATTTCGTTTCCTCGTCAAGCGAAATGTACATCATTAACTGATCGTAACCAATGGTAATTACTTTTGTCTCATTTGTGCCTGAATTATACTGTGAAGCATTTTGAATATTACACGGCTTATAGTGAACTATGCCGTTTTCGTCTTGCCACTTAATAACATAATTACACAAATACAAAATAGATTTTTCATACAGCTTGTTATTTGTAGGCTCGGTCAATATTAGCCAAATCTTATTGTTATATTTAATGTACTTATAGTCCGATATTGTACTAATATAAGTCAAAACCTGTCTTTGCCAAGCTTGTGTTGGCGTGTCAGGTATTTCATTCTGAATTATGCCCTTTGTAGCAAATTCATTTTCAAAATTCTCACCGTTGAACACTCCACTGCACAGAATAATATCATCTTCAATAACACTATCCTCTAAAACGTCATTAAAAGACATTTTACTATCAAACAACAAATCTGGTTTTTCAGAACCTTCCGTATAATACGGTTGCTGAATTATGTACCATTCTTTACTCATTCAACCACCTCAATTATACGCAGTGTCTTTAAGTTGCTCATAAAGGTCAACTATTTTAAAGTTCACCCAATCAATCTCAACTTTAGCTTGTCTTTTGTCACCCTCTGAGTTGTTTATTGATAAATCTTTTGAAACTATATTGCTACGTTTGACAATTTTGCTATATTGTCTTTCACAATAAAATCTCTTTATTGTATAGCCCAATATATTAACAACTATCTGATTTAAAACAATATCGTTTCCGTCAATATCAGTAAATATTTTTTTCTCATTATTAAAGTAAAGCTGACTAATTTGAGTTGAAAACTCGCCACAAGCCATTTTAAACCACTGAAAAACAAGGTCGCCACTTAACGCAACCCTTTCAAGAAATGTGGACTCAAAAACAGCGACCACATCTTCATAGGTAGTAGCCATTTTAACCACACCCTTTCTTAAAATTTATAGCTTGAAATATTTTCTATTTCGTTACGCTTATAAACTGCCACGTTATCAATTCCAACTTCTTTGGCAAGTGGAATAATCATTTTCTTATCGCCTTCAGTAACTACAAGTCTTGAGAGTTCAGCCATAAAATCAGCCTTATTGCTAATGCCAAGTAGTGCCTTTACGCTGTCAATATCAAGAATAACAGGATCATTATTATCACTCTCGTCAAGTGAAAAAACGTATCTTCTTATATCCTCGTCAAGAATTTTCAGATAAGCGTTATTGCCAAAGCCGTCAGTACCACAAAACATTCCATTGCCTTCCTGTATCTGAGCCATAACCTCTCCAACATTAAGCTGTGCAAATTTCTTTGCATTTGGTGGAATAGTAATATCTCTTTGTGTTTCCACAGCCCTAAAACCCAATTCCCAATTACGAGTGTTTTCCAAAAATACTCTATCGGTAAGCTGAATTTCCCTTTTAGACTTTACTTCTGTAATATCGTTATTCATTGTGGCAGTAGTTGTATTTTTTCTTACATTTGCCAAATTTTCAATCTTCCTTTCAAATATAATAATAATGTGGCAAGAGTTTATACCCTCGCCACATCAATAATTATTATGTAATTAACCCTGCTTTGTAAGCAGACCAATTTCAAATTCTCTGCCCTTTACAACGTCAGCACCAAGCTCCATATCGAAACGTGTCTTTACTGTACCTGTCTCAACATCATTGCCTGTCATAGTTGTAATACCACCACGTCTGAAGATATTTACTGGAGAATTTGCTCCCTGTGCAATAAACCACAAATCATTAGGATTGTAGTATGTGTCAAAACCTGACTTGTCAGCAAGTGGCTTTGTGAAGTTATATGGGTTCTCAAGTTCAATAAGAGCTGAACCCTTATAGAAGCCATTCAGACCTGTTCTAGCAATCTCATCTACCTGTGTAGCATTGAAGAATGGGATTGGTGTAGAACCAACTGTCTTATAGCCGTTCCAATCGCAGATACCAGAAATAAGTGAGAAGTCACCTGCAATACCAACCTTGCCAAGCTTTCTAACCTTATTTACCATACCATCAACCTGTGTCTGAGTTGGAGCAGAGTCATACTCGCCATAGAACTTTACATATTCAGTGTTATTCTTCAGTGCAGACTTAATGACGTCAAACACATAAGCGACACCCTTATTGTTCATGTCGGTCTGTACCTGTGCCATTTCCTCTGCTACAGTACCAGCAAAATTACCAGAAGCAAGCTCACGATAATCAATAGCCATACCAGAAGATATTGTCTGAGTTACGATTGGGTACTCTACCCACTTTCTACCTGCAAAACCGACATCAGAACCAGAAGCCTGAAGTCTGGCATCAAGACCCTCATAAGAATAAGTCTTAACTCTTGGCTGCTCATCATAGCCAATCTCACGATAGTTACCAAGGAAATTAAATACCTTTGTTGCCTCGAGAAGCCTTGGCTGTATAATATACTTTACAATAGTATTAATCTCTGCAACTGCTCTGCTATCGCCTGCAAGTGCCTGTTCACCAAGCTTTGAAATTCTTGAACGTACTGCGTCTACCTTCTGACCGTACTTTGATGTATCTTTGCCTGCAAAAAGAGCAGAACAAATCTCAACTACTTCGTTGAAAGCCTTTGCGTTCTTGACAGCAACCTCAGACTTATTCAGATTATTAAGTTCAAAAGAAGTATTAATCATTATTAAAACACCGTCCTTTATTTTACATTCGTTAATTAAGCGTGTACAACGACTTTAAGTCCGTTACCGCCAAAACTTGTCTTTTCCACAATTTCAAGATACTCTGCATAACCAGAAACATCAGCACTCTTAGCCCACTTACCATCAGTACCAACTACAAGCTTGTCACCTACTGCGAGTGTATTGTAAGCTGTTGTTACAACTGCATCGTCCATATCAAAAAGATGTCCTGCAAGAGAAGCAAGAGTAAAAATGCGTGGAAACTCACCAACCTCAATTCTATAATCATTTGGTGTGAGTGTCTCAGGCTTATCAATTCTGTTCATTACAACTGCAAGACCAGCCTGCTTTGCTGTTGTTGCGGTTGGTAGAGCAACAGCCTTTGTTTTAAGATCATATGTAACAGCCATGCCGTTCTCAAGAACAACAGGTGTCTTGAGATAGCCAAAATTCTGTGCTACCTTGGAATCACCAATATTTGCAAATTTAATCATTTAAAATTCCTCCAATCGTATTTTTTATACAAACAGATTATCAATATCGAGTTTATCGTTCTTATCATCATCGTTGTCAGTATCTACGCAACCAAATATGTCAGCGGCAAAATTGTTCTGAGAATTAATCTCAACAGCCATTGCCTTTTCCTTCTTCTTTGTCTCAGCACCAATGCAAGCGTTGATTTCTGTAACAATATCGTTTACCTCGATACCACAACCCATAGGATCTGCGTTAAACTTGTCAAGCTTATCCTTAGCCATGTTCTTTTCATCGTCTGAAAAATCTCCAAGAGCTGAATTGAGTTCTGCAATCTTTGCAGACTTTTTAAGTTCATTCAATTCTGCTTTCATTGTTTCAACGAGTCCGTTAAGTTCATTAATCTTCTCGTCTTTCTGACAAGCATTTGTTTCGGCTGTTGCCTTTTCATCTGTAAGAGTTGCTATCTCGGCATCTTTTGTAAAAATAATCTCATTCATTTCAGCAATCTTACTCTCATAATCTGCATTTTTAGTATTGAGTTCAGTAATCTTATTCTCAACAGCAGAAATAATCTGATTAAGTGTCTTTTCGTCCACTTTCTCGTCCTCCTTTATCTTTTGATTTAGTTCTATCAGTATTGCACTATCGTCACTAGGCTCGACAGTTAAAATACAATATCCACTATAGTCATAAACTTTTGGTACTCTACCCTTTTCGACAGGCTCTCCGTCATACACTATTTTATTTTTGCCCTTACCAACAAATTCAACAGAACCATATATTGTATCACCATCATTAATTTTGTTTTCAAGCCATTCAACAAAATGTGGATAACGTTGCTGATTAATATAACCCTCGGCAATAAGAACTTTATGTTTCTCACCATCAATCTGAATATCTTCAATAGACCAACCATCAGCAGAACCTACTTGAACAGAATTTTCAAATAATGGCATATTGCCGTCTTGACCTGTCATTCCATGATCGTATGGAATATCTTTTTCACTATCCAAAAATGTTGCACAAATAGGCATACCAATAATACTATCTGCGTTATCTCTAACATATTGCTCATTGTAACTAATACCATTTTTGTTATAGTGATTACGGTCTTGATGAATTTCGTGCAGTACCAACTTTACACGCCTGCGACCGTCCGACCTCTTTGCTTCGCTTATTTCACAATGAAACACTAACTTTCACCTCTTTTCTGACATAAAATAAACCTAGTCACTAAACGCAACTTAGGTTTTAGTTTGTTGTTGAAGGTTTTGGTTGAGCGTTTCCATTTAAATTTTCGCTCATTATGCTATTTTCGTTTGTCTTTTCAGCTACCTTACTTCTACCACCATTTGCGTGGTCTGCATCACTTGGGTCGCTATCTTTGCTACTCATGGTATAACTCGTCTTATGCGTTGGATATTTATTTTCCCAATCATTATCCAGTTCGTAATCCATAAGCGACAAGTATACATCGCTATCCCAACCAGTGCTTGCAATCCAAGCTGTTAAAGACCCCTTACCTCTAGCATAAAGGTCGGTCATATATTTAACCTGTTTATCTCTATTTACAAAAGTAACAGGTAAAATAGCACACTCCATATAAAGCTTTTTATCCTTAATGATATTGGCGTTAATACATTTATTTAATTCCATAATAAACATATTTATCCAATCATATACATTTCCTGCAACCAGCTCCAAATTAAGTGTTGCAACAGCATAGTTTCCTGTACTATTACCGTCAAGGACACTACTAGCAATACCCAAATCGGCAGGCACTTTTGATTTATTGGCATTTTCGTTCTTTTCATCAAAAATAGAAGTGTCAACTTTTATGTCATTTAATTTTGTACCTGCGGCAAGCGAGAAAAATGACTTGCCATATTTATTTTGTCTTGTAGTAATAGCTTCTTTAACTAACTTATGTTGTTTTTTTTGCTGACTTTCCGTCAAAGTGCAACGTCCGTCTTTTGCTTCAGGAAATGTTTGATATATAATTTGATTGTTCAACTGATCTAATACATTCCGCTTTGTAGAAGTGAAATAATCTGCGTACAATACATCGTCCAACGCACAAATCATTAGTGGAACACCATAAGGATTAATAGCCTTACAGTTAATTTTTGTCACCATTGTATTATCATTATTTAAAACTTTCCATGGCTTAATATTATTGTGAGTTGAATGTTTACTATACGCTTCTCGAATTTCTCTTGGGAAAGCCTGTAGTTTTCTTCTTTTGTCGTCTTCTGCCATATCGTCAAAATATCTTAAATCAAAAGCAACAATAGGTGAACCATTCTTTCTGCCAACTATACGACAATAGTCAACAGGCAGATTAATAATGGCACATTTAATCCCCAATTCATTAATCTCTACAATGTTTAAAGTATCAATATCATCAAGATACTTGTCAGCAAATACGGACTTTGTAATCTCAAAGTATTTAAAGTCCATTCCCTCAATCATATCGTTAAACAAATTATCTCGAATAACTTCCTTATATCTTATTGTGTCAAGAGTTTGTTGCATTAGCTGTCTTGCGTTTTCAAATTTCTTCTTGCGTTTAGTTTTTGACTTTGAATAAACCACCTTATCTAAAGTGAACATGGTTTTAAGATAGTTGATAGAAGTCATAACAGAGCCATTTTCATAGTACGCCCACCGACAAATTTTGCGAATATTTTTTATATGTATTTGCGGATTATGAGCAAATTTCTTAATATCCTCAATATTAATAGGTAAATCTTCAATACAATCTTCAAAAAAAGATGTCATTTCATAAAAAGCATTTGACTCATAGGAACGCTCTTGTGTATTTGACATAGAGTTAGTTTCTGAAACACTTTCTGTTTTATCTTGATTGTTTTCAATAACATTCTCAGTATTCTCTGCAATATTCTCAGGCATAGCTTCACCTCACTTTCATTTGTATTTACATTAGTTGAATAAACAACAATAATCGTATTCATCGTTATTTATGTCTTGGGCATATTTATTAACATACCACAACACATAGATCAATGCCGAAACTCTATCCTTATTTACTTTTTTTACAACTTGTTCAATAGTAATGTTGCCGTTATTAAGGTGTTTCATCTTTAAATTCGCGGCTTCTTCAATAAAAGCATCTGTCTCAATAAAAGGTCTAACTTTCTCGTCAAAACTATCCCATTCATTATCGGTAAAATCATTATCTTGTCTTTTTTCCAGTAATCTAAGTTTGCCACTATCCACCATATCTATAAAAGTGCTTACAATTTCATTTTGCCAAGTCTGAGCTTTCATATTGTAAAGTATTTGTGGTGAGTTAGGAACTTCTGGAACATTATCGTCATTAATAGTGTCCCAACAGCCCAAGTCCTTACCTGTAGAATTGTCAATCGTGTCTTTTAAAAGTTCATCAGCCAATCCAACACCAAGTCCATTAGCATCTAACACAACTACTTTAGCCATATAAAGTTTTTGAACTTTTTTGATAATAGCAGCTTGGGCATTAAAATTAAGTACGTTAGGAATATTAATAATATTCACCACATCAATGTAAATAATTCTCCCTTTATCCTTACTTCTAATTACACGCACTACAGCAATAGAAGATTGGTTATTAGAAGTTTTTTGGCTTCTTGCTACATCCACGCCCATATAATATTCTTGTTCTGGATCTGGATTTTGTAAAACCGCTTCCGTTAGAGTACGGCAATTCATTAGTTTATTAATATTAACCAGCGCACCGTCAGCACAGCCGACCCATTCTTGTTCATAGTTCTGAGCAAAGGCTACAACAGAAGAATTTTTCTTCTTTGAAAGTATTTTGCTTTTATTACTTCCCCTACCATACCAACACGGAAGTTGCCAGTTGCTTCCCAAAACTATTTTTCCCTTTAGATTTTCCATATCATCTAACATTGAAATACTACGCTGATATTCGTCTGAACCTCTAAATCCTGCCGTTGTAAAAAAATGAATTTGCTGATTAAGTTCCATTGGGTCTACTATCGCAAGTCTGCCAACCGTAAGTCTTGGAACTTCAACTACGGGCTCAAGGGCATCTTGAAACAGTACATTATTCAGCAATGCAGATTCCTCTATTTTTAACCTTCTACGTCTTTGACCCTTTGTGCTTTGAGCATTTGCAATAGCATCTATGGTCGCATCATTTTTAAATTCAATATAAGCATTTCCCTTTGAAAACCTAGCTTCTCTTATTTCGTCCTTTAAAAGTGGATATAATTTTGCAATTTCATTCCACTTTGATTTCAATAAATCTGCCGCATTTTCTTTAGTCTGTGCAGAAAGAGCCAATTCAATATTTGGAAACAGCATTGCCACTACGACCATAGCAAGCACCTCGTCAAATGTTTTACCATATCCACGGCTAAACGTTCCATACATACTCATAAATCTAACATCACAACGCAAAAATGTACGTTGATCTAAATGTAGATTTAATCCACCTGTTTCAGGTTTCATTAAGTCAAGTAATAAATCAGGATACCACTTAGCCCAACTTATAAAAGTGTAATAATTATGTAGATTTTTACCAAATACACTATCACTATTTTTTTCAAAATCTTTTATTCTTTGCCAGTTCATTACTTGTCGCCATTCTCATAATCTTTTGGCAGTTTTATAAACGTTTCAACAGAACTCCTATTTTTTTCCGATGTATCATCAGTAAAAATACCATAGGGATCTCCATACTGAGAAATGTACTCATTCTTCATGTCGTCATAAAATTGGTATACTTCCTTATACTCACACTTAGGTAATCCTTTTAATTTTCTAGCATAGTTAATATAGCACCATATTATAAAATCAGGAGCATCATTAGGTTGGTACTTAAACTTAGGTAATATTTCAACAATATCAACCGCCTGTTCACAAGCTTTTGATATTTCCGAAATGCAAGTTACTCCACCTTGCAAATCAGCTTGTGTTAATTGTTTTGGAGTCAACTTTGCTTTATCAGCAGCATCTTGGGCAGCTCTATTCCATTTGTCAGCACTTCCAACATCTCCTGCTGCTGTAGCTTCTTCCTCTTTCACCTTGAAACGAACATAAGTTGCTAAAGCTTCCTCGTGTAAGTTTGTTTGAATTGAGTAGTTTTCTTTTAATTTATCAAACTTTTTCTTCATTTTTCGGTACTGTGATTTTGTGTACCCCTCGCCAAATAAGTCAGTAATATCGTTTGTAACAACGAAATCATCAACCATATTTACATATACTTCTTCGTTTCGAGGAAGTATATTGCGTTTTTCCGTTGTAGTTACTGCCTCAGTAATAGACTTGCCCTGATTAAACAAGTTCATAGAGTCTAAAAAAGATAGTTTCGTATACTGTGGCAATGTTGACACATTTTTAAAATAACAGCCTATAATATCGGTTCTACCCTTGCCCAATTCTAATGATCTTCTTACTTCACTCATAGCAGAGTCAAGAGCTTCTGGTATATATGGTTTATCCATTAACATTAGTTTCTTTTGGAATGCTTCTATATTTAAGCTTCCATCAGAATTATAAGAACCTTTTTTAACACAAGACTTACATATATTTACCGTTTTGCCATCAGTAGAAATATTACTATTTCTAGTAGTATAAAATTGTGACAGTGGCTTTTCCTTGCCACATTCTGTACATATTTTTGTACTTACAGGGGTTTTTACTTTTTTCCTTGGCATAACCAAACCACCTCCTTTTTATTTGTTTAATTTTTAAGCCAATATAAAAGTACTCCTATTTTCAATAAGAGTACTTAATCGCTCAAAAATCAAACTTATCCTTATTCTGACTAATTTTCTTCTTATCCACCCTAATATAAAATTTTCTAGTCACGTCAGTTCCACTATGGTTGAGCAATGCTGAAACATCTTCTAGTGACATACCTGCGTTTTTATATAGCGTAGCTCCCGAATGACGAAAATCGTGAGCGTGTAGCGTTGGAACATTAATCATTTCACCAATAATATGACACCAAGAATTTAATGTGCCATTAGTTACCTTATCAAACTTTCCGTCTGTATAAGAAACAAAAACATAGCCATTGTCAATAATATTATTTGTCTTGCGGTACTCAAGCAAACCTAACAACAGTTCTTTAACTTCTTCCGAAAAATAAAGAGTTACAACGTAGCCTTCTTTTTCAACTACATCATTGACAACCCTATTGTCAAAATCAATTTGTTCCCACTTAGTATTCGCAACCGCATTAACCCTAGCCATTGTAGACAATGAAAATAGAGCATAACACTGATATTGTAAAGCCCTATGTTTCTTATGATGTGTGTCAGCGTTTTCTACTAAGTTTTGTAAGACAATTCTTAATTCCTGCACCTGTTCAACAGTTAAAAACGTCTGAGTAATAACATCTGTATCTTTCTTAGGTCTATCCATAAATTCCATTGGGTTTTCTGTAATTAACTTCTTCTTACGCAGAAATTTATAAAAAGCTGAAATTGAAGCCATACGCCTTTTCATACGTCTTGAATTATTACCCTCAGTTTTACAAAAATATAAAAATTCAGTTATATCATCTTCCGTTAAGTCAATAATACTTTGATTGCCCTGATTTTTGTATATGTATATCCACCAAGACTCTAAATCATTTTGATAGCCTGCGATAGTCTTTTCGGAGAGTTCTCTAAGTGACATATCAATTTTATATTTGTTCCATAGTTTCATTGTTTCTAAATTAATTTTTGAAAGTATTTCGTCATCATGTACTTGAATACGTTTGCTTTTCTTAGCCATTTTAACCTCTCCTTTCTTCTAATATCAAGCTTTCTTTAGAGTGTCGCTTTTAGCACTTATTCTTCATTTTGGGTTTCTTTAAAGTGTTACCCTCACACTTAATCTTCTTTATTTCGCCCACAAGGGCTTAAATTTTGTTTTTTTGAGTGATACAAAATTTACAAAACCATAACTCGCTGTTTTTCTGTCTTTAATCGTCTTTTGGAAACAACAAACCTCACCGACCACCTTTTTACAAGTTAGCCCTCTTGTACATTTATACGGCATTAAAATACCCCTCACTGGGACACATTATTAAGAGGTGCGTGAGGTTGAATTACTTTGTAATTAAAACTAAGGATAGTCAACAAAACTTTGTCAACTATCCGTGCAAAAATCTCGTCAGATTTTTGCATTTAAAAGACTCAACGTGGTACGCATTTTAAAGAGGCGTGTTGAGTTCTGTTTTGGCTGTCAGAGTGAGACTCGAACTCACAACCTCCGCATTAACAGTGCATTGCTCTACCGATTGAGCTATCCGACAATATGCAGGATAACGCTTGCTATCCTGCAAAATATAATAAAAGGAGTTGTATTTAACTACAAATTATTCATTAATTGTAAAACCAAAATAAAGCTTTGGAACATAATCTTCTTCAGTAAAATCCTTGCCGACAAAATCTCGCTGAACGAAAACAATACTCTCATCACCAACAATTATTGGCTTATCGTCACGTCTTGCTCTTTCACAGAACAACTCGTTTTCAAAAGTTGAAACAACAAATTCGCCACCATATCCGTTCCACTCAGGCGGATCAATAGAAATAGAATTAATTTTAGTTTTATCGTCAAATGATAAAAACTTCTTAATAATCTTGCAGGCTAACTTGTAATCACATAAAACACTAAAGCCCTCATTTTCCAGATATACATCTATAATATCCTGCATGAAAGTATCAAAATCGTTATAACTCTTTTTAATCATCATAGTATTCACCTACTTTACTTTTATATCATAGTTGGCAATCTTGCCAAATTCATTATCAAATATAAACAGGCTTGCACCTGTGTCAGAAGTCTTGCCTAAAGACATAGCATAGTCATCAGTACCTACCATAGAACGTATTGTAAGCACCTCTGAATGTTTCGCATTTTCCTTTGAGGTCTGGTGATGCACATGACCTGCCAAAACATAATCAATGTTTGTATTGTACGCTCTTGAAAAAGAACTTGTGCAGTTCTGTAAATCCTTTACTTCACCATGACAACCAAGCATGTTATAACCCTCAACATCGCTAAAGCAAAAGCCTGTTTCATTCTCAATTATGTTTACATTTCGATTATATTTAAGTCTTTCCCTGATGAAAGCAATAATCACCTTTGCCATGTTTTCATCAGGAAAACTATTCTTAGGCTGTCCGAGAAGTCTAAGTTGTGAATGATTACTGTCCTTAACCATTTGGAAATTTACTCTCACATATTGCGAAAGATCATTGAGCCAATTAGCAAGAAATTCAGCATACTTTATTGACGAATCTATAACACCATATCTAAGGTGCATAAGTTGAGAATTTAATCTGAGAAGTCCTGATATACTGTCGCCAAGTTCCCAAACATTAATTTCTGCCAAGTCCTCTTTAGCAATAATGTCAACAACTTTTTCAAGCATATTCCACATTCTGCGTTCAAATATCTCTGGAGAATATTCGTTTATTACATTGCCAAATAAATCTTTTATGCAAAACTCTATGCCAAAGTGACAATCAGTAAATGCCAATATCGCAGATTTGCTATTATTTACTCCCGACAAATAATCAGGAACTATAATAGGGTCTATATCAGAAATTGCATTGACTATTTTTTCAGTTATCAATTCATCTCGTGCATTTTCCCTAATCCACCTATTATTCTCCAACTTCTCTGTTTGAAGTTTGTATCGCTCTTTCTTTAATTCACGAATTTGGTCTTGAATTTCATTAAGGGTGTTTTCTGTATCTGCAAAAGTTTTCTGATTTGCATTGAACATTTTCTCGAAGCATTGAAATTTCTTACGATAAGTTGACTCGCCAAAATCAGCGTTAAGCAAATTATTTAAAATATCCCTGACATCATTCCAAGTGCCTATCTTTTCCTTATCTTTGCACACTCTAAATATAAGCTCGTCATCAGACTCACCTTCAAATCTTTTATATGTAGAAATAATTTATTCCTCCCACTAACAGTTAAGCAATTTCGTCTGTCTGGTTTACAGACAGCTTTACTTCCTGACCGTTGAAATCTGACATAAGTTCCGCAAGGGCAATTTCACCCTCAATATCTTCAACACTAAATGTTATTTTTCCATTCTCTATGTTTGCAATGCCCTGTATCGACAGAACGTTCTTTTTTGTTATTTTAGCCATTTATTTTAACCCTCCAATTCGTCAGCCCAAGTTGACACCCAACCTCTATGGTTAGTATGTAACTCGCAAATCTGACAATGTTCTTTTCCTGAAAAATGATTTAGATATTTCTCAAATCCACTTGCCTTATGATTAGGTAAATCAATTTGTCCTGTATGTCCTATGCAAATTGTCTTGCAGTTTTCACTTATTCTTGTTAAAGTCTTTTTAAAATTATCAAAAGTTGCGTTCTGAGACTCATCAATTATAATAACTGCGTCCTTAAAGTTGACGCCTCTAAGGTAAACGTCCGTAAGAGGTTTGATATAGCCTTCTTCATACTTCTCAGAAACAAGACTATTTGTACATACAGCCGTAAATGGGTTTATGCCAAGTGTCTGTAGTGCATTATAGAGTGGTTCATAGTAAACTTCACTCTTTGAAGTTACATCACCAGGTAGAAAGCCCAACCTACCTTCTGCACAAGGCGAAACAATATAAATAATCTTTGAGAACATTTGATACTGCACAAGTAGATTTGCTATACCAACGGCAATGGTAGTTTTACCACTTCCACTTTTGGAGTTACAGAAAATAATATCATTGTCCTTGTTCCAAATTGCATTAGCAAATTCTTCTTGTTCTTTATCTAATTGTAGACTATAAAACAGATCACCGTCAATTTTTTCAGGTGGGTTATCGTACGAGGTTATTGTATTATTATTTTTCTTGCCCATGATAACACCACCTAATTAATTTCATCAAACGATGTAACGATCTTATCGACCACCTTGTACTTTACAAGTTCATCACGAGATAAATACCAATCTTTATTTCTATTTTTATTAAAAGTCTTTTCGTCAATGTCCGTCCTTGCGAGGATATATGACTTCATGCCCTCAGGCTGTTTCTTATAATTTTTCTGAGCTTCCTCAACTTCAGCAGCACTACCCTGAAAAGCAGCAGAACCTTGATGAACGAGCATTTGGCAATGTTCAAACGCATATCTACGCTTGCCAGCAAGAAAAATAAGAAAGCCTGCACTCATAGCAACACCCATTCCAATAGTAACGATAGGAATATGACTACTCTGTATCAGGTCACAAAAATAATTTGCCTGTTCTATATCTCCACCATAACTATGAATGAAAATAAATATTGGCTTTGGATTTTCAATTTCTCTTTCTTCCATGTTCATCTGAATAATAACTTTGCTTAATTCAATGAGGTTATAAAACTCATCTACCTCGTAATCAATGAAAAATGTTCTGTTTTCTCTTGATTTCCAATAGTTGTACTCTTCAGGCGTAGGGTACTTTCTCTTATCCAAATTATCTACAATGGAAATTGGAAGTTCTTCTGTTACTGTCATAAAAAATAAATTCCTTTTCTAAATAAATTAGTGGGATATACCCACCCTTACAGACGTACTGTAAGATATTTTTTAATCAGCTCTGTACTTGGCAAGCAGATTAACAACCGCAGATGTTTCCTCTGCGTATCTCTTACCACGATTAGAACCATTGTTTTTCAGACGGCACGTTTTGAAAATCTTAACGTTCTTAATGTTCTGACGAAGATAATCCGCCTCGTCCTTTGTAACGAAAATCATGTGTAAAATAACCACCTTTTCAATTTTAATTTTGTACACAATGCCTATTGAATATTGACTTTGTACGTGATATAATATATCATGGATAAGTATGTTTATTTGCTTAAAAAGAAAAAATTACTCTTTAGATTTGTAAATTAGCAAAATACTCTTTCCATATGGGTAGCGATTTTTAAGCATTTTAGACAAAAAAATACCTCGCAAACAACGTATTTGCGAGGTATTTGTCCATTTTCTATTTAAAACGAACTGGTCTTTTCTCGATAGTTTTTATTTATCCTGCTTCTTTCTTTTTTGTGGCATTCTTCACACCTAATTTTTCGACTTTGACTATCTACCGCAAACTCCTTACCACAATCACAGCAGATCAAAGTTTTTGTTTTAATTTTTTGATAACCCTTACACTTATTGCAATATTTTTCATTGGAACTATGTTTATAAAATCTTTTATGACATTTTTCGCATTGTATAAAATTACTACCAATATTTCTTTTTATGTTATTGTACACCTCGTCACCAAATAAGAGCCAAAATGTTTTCTTTAAAGCGGTACGCCTATTGTGGAACAAATCAATGATAATATTATCAATAATTACGTTTTTGGAATATGGTAAACTGAATAATTTGCTTTTTGCATCATCAAACACCGCAAGATAATTATTCATTTTGCTATCATCTGTATGTTTAAAATTTAACGTACTTGATATTTCTTTATATTTGTCTGCAATGTTTTGATTAAATTCTATATCTGGATTATTCATCAAAACCTTATAATCAAATTTGCCGATATTTGAGTTTGTAAAATTAAAGTTGATTTTTCTTTTGGGACAAAGCATTTTAACTCTATCAACAGTGCATAAAGACAATGGTTTTACCTGTTCTTTCTTTTTGCCCTTGGCATACATAAAAAAATAAGGTATTTTATTTTTAGTGTATTGCTTGATAATTTTGTCAACCTTTTCAGGTCTTTGTGGTTTGTACAACGTTTTAGCATAGTCTATAGTATAATTTACTTCTGCCACTAACCATTTAACAGCTTGCATTTTTTCATTATTCATTTTGCCGCTATTCCATATTTTTGTAATATTGTTACTCGGTGTACCAATATTGCCTCCATTATATGCTAGTAACAAGCCTTTAAATAAAGAACTCACTGATATTTCTTCTGCCGCTGCCTTACGCATATTGTAAAATAAAGGAACAATACCATTCATATTTCTTTCTGCTATGCTAACCAACGTTGAATTATTTGTCACAAGCAATTTATCTCCATCAAAATCGCATTGTACTATTCTTGAAATAAGGTCATGAGAACTTATGTAAATAGCATTGGTATCAAACCAATCAAATTGTGTTTTATTTATTCTTATTGGGTGTTCTATATACAAGTGGGGACTTCTAAGACAATCTAATTTTTCATTGTCATTGTACAACTTACAACATACTTCACCATTCTGTAAAAGACCCATTGGATTTTTTATCCCCAAAAACAGCCATTCACAAAACGCATACAAATCTGGTATGACAAAGCTATATTTACCACCCATATCAAAACGTGCAGACCATAATTCTTTCTCTTTTTTCTTTTTTATATCTTTTAACATACTCCTGCAATATAAGTCAGAAAGCAATTCAGGATAAATTTCAAGGCACTTTTGAAAACCAGTTTTATAACAATTAGATTTATCAGCTCCAAAAACTTTGAGCATTGTTGGTACATCAGAGGCAATTTTATCTATTTCTTCTATGTTACTTTTTGCCAATTCTTTTATTTCGCTATCCGTCATATCAGCTAGAGTTTGTATCATCTGATAATTTATAACCGAGTCTGATATTACGCTTTCTTCACGATTACATATACCTGCGGTACAGCCATATTTTTTAAAATTGTTTTTATACTCTTCCCAACTGTCAAAATATTTCCACATTTTTAACTGGCTCTTAGTGAAAATTATCTGAATATTTTCATCAATTATATTGTGAGTTGTGCCATAAATATCTTTTACGATTCCTGTTGCATTGTTATCCTTAATGAATTTTACGAAATCAAATTTAGCCAATAAACCCTTTATCCACGGTAGTCTAACCATAAAATTTCTATCAGTTAGATATGGTAAAATCATTCCACAGCCATCAGTTTGTGTAAAATCTAAATCTTTCGTTACTCTTGTAATCTCGTAGGTTTTATCGTCTATAAAATCAACCGTATCATGAATTACATTTTCAAAATCATCAACAACAATACAACGATCAATGTTAAAATCTTCCCATAGGTCTGTTGCAGAATTGCATAAAGCCAAATATGCTAAATATTTGTTAATATTCATACCGCCCAATTTGTTGATTTTCTCCACGGTTAAGCCAGCGGTCAAGGCATTCCAATATTTAAGCAACAAATCTTCTCTAACCGCAACAAGTTTTTTTGTTCTTATCTGCCCTGCTGAAGCCGAGAAAAATTTATATTTATAGCCATTCATATAAAAACCATTTTTAACAATGCTCTCAGCTACATCGTAAAAATAGACCTTAATTATAAGTATCTCGGTATTAAATTCTCTTTCCTTTAAGCCAAAATATCTTGTCAAAGAACTATCAAAAATAGAAACCCTCTTTCTAATAGACGGCTCTCCGTTTTTGTCAACGATCTTATCCATTCTCACGTTTCGAGTTAGTCCTATGTTTTTATGTAATTCTTCTTTCAATTCAGACTTTAGCCTTATAACGAGTTTATTTAATTGCTGATAGAGCTTTTGTCTCTTTGGCGAAAGATTGTTTTTATTATCAACGTACCTCTGTTTAAATCTGTTCTTAACACGCCTAGCCTTTAGTAAATACTTTTCAATCTCATTTTCTTTATCAGTGTAAAAACAAGCTGTGTCAAGTCCATACACATAATATAGTTTATTTAATGCCATTTATATCTCCTATCTTTATATCTATCATAATCTACGTTCTACCGTCAGGAACATACATTAATTGTGTTAAATTTTAAAGAGTAATACTTCACAAGTAAAATTATACTCAAAACAATATAGCTGTAAAATTAACATAATTAATGTACAATTTTAACTAATCTTTATTTCTCGCAGCTAAAAGCTTTTGTTTATGTTCTTCTGATATGACCCTTTTAGTCGGGTGAGCGTTTCTAATACTAATGGCTTTAGCAGGAGCAATAAATGTAGCTCCAATAAACGTACCGTCAGTGTGTCTTGTTTCATCAATCTGTTTCCAACCTTGCTTTTTGCATTTGTTGGCATACTTCTCAATACAAGTATACAAATTAGCGACCCACTCGCCATTCTCGCATGAAATGTTAATTGTAACCTCACGTTCCTCTGCGGTTACTTTACTTGTTACCGTATATGTTCTCATAAATTTAACTCCTTCTCAATTCCTTTATAATTTCGTTGCTAGCTAACACAAATTTAGTAAACTGTTTTCTATCAGATAATATTACATCTTTCTTAGTCTTAGCCTTCTTCCTAGTCATTTGATTATGCCAACCTCTTGCACTATTTATTTTCTTGTAAATTATAGACAGTGTGTGTGCGTAGTGTGCCGATCTATCTTTCATAATCTCTGCCAATGTGTGAACAATAAAATCAAAGCTGTCCTCTGAAGTAAACTGTGTAGCATTATAAATACAACCATCGTCAGATGTAAACCTATCCCCATTACCTACACAAATCATAAGCTGATTACAAGCCTGAGTAAACCAAGCCTGATATACATGATTATCCGCAATAGCATTTATAATACTAGGTTGTGTTGTAGTGCAATCACAGTTATACTTGTCTGTAAATTCACTAAGAGCCGTAGCAGTACAGAAACCAAACATTGAAGTCATCTGAGTATAAACTCTATGCAACATATCTACAAACTCAATAACCTCACCTGTAGATTGCAAAGCATTATCCTGCAACTTCGCTATAAGCGGAGTACCAATTTGTTTCTTCCATATGTTCAAAGCTTTTTCATTTGGTATTTTCTTAGCCGATAATGCAAGTAACATATTCTGAAGCTGAGTAACCGTAGCTTGCAATAGTTTTAGTTCATTGTCTTTTTCCGAGCCTGCCGCAATATAACTGCCTGTTTTATGTATAGTTGGAAGTACCTCGTCAAATATCCAACTCTCAAAGCGTTCTGCGGAAGGGAGTTTACTATGTGCTATAAGACGATAAACGTCACCCTCTGAAATGAATTTTGTTTTCTGTACACCTCCAGCCGAAGGGGTCGGTAAAACGCAGACCCCCTTACAATGAGATGTTATTGCGTCCGCTGGTCTTGAATACCCCAACGCCTTTGCCACATCAGAACCGCAAAAGTAAATCTTGTTATCAATATCTACCGTTCTTACCTTGCCAAAATCTTTGCTCTCAAATACTGTTACCATAGTTTTGTTGTTTTCTGTCATTTTAATCTACCTTTCCGTTTTAGTTATTGTCATATAATTTATTGTGTATCATTTTCTTTTGCCAAAGCTCTAATTCCTGAACACTTTTAAATCTAGGAATATTATCCTTGTTTATATGTATGTGAAAATCTCTTAACACTCTAAGACACAATCTAACTTGCTGTTCTGTAGGCGGTTGTTTACGAATTGTCTCGTTATTGTTTATTCTTTTAGCTTCTGCGAGTACACCATTGGCATACTCACTGTCTGTAAGTTTTGTTAGTCTAGGCATTGTTCATTACCCCCATTCCTGATTTTATTTGTATGTATCGGTCAACAATTTCCTCGAAAATATCTCTAAGAGCTGTATCGCTATCAATAACATCTATCATTGCTACGTTTTTACAATCTATTTGTGATAACAAATAATTTTCTTTGTAGGAGTCAAGGTCAATATCATAGTCTGACCTCATCATGTTGTAAATATCGCTATAGATAGATTTTCTGTCATCATCATTTGTATAACCTAAGATCTTTGCAAGCGAAACAATTTTCTGAGACATTTTGTTTTTCCAAGAAGAATAATGCGCAGGTGGAACAATAAGCATTATTTTCTGCCACATACGAGAAAGTTTGTCTTGCATTGTGGTGTTCTGTGCAGAAATGATTTGCAACTGACGTGTAAGCTGTTCATTAACTTTATTAAGCTGACCTACTTCATTGACAGTATTAATAATCATAGAATATTCTTCTCTTGATAATGTTACGGTATTCAAGCTATTGGAAATAAGTCTATCCATAATCTCCCAACACCAATCCATGAACTTATCTGCTAATGGTTGCCTAGACCAACGGCAAATCTCCATAATGCCTTTGCGGTTATAAAGTATTCTTTCACGCTCAACATACCTGTCACCTTCAACATAGCCCAAAGTGAGCTGAGTTGAAAATTTATCTAACCTTTCTTTATGCTTTAAATGGATATTTTTAATTGCATTTGCAGGATTACTATAGCCCAATGCTCTACCAATCTGTTCTCTTGTGACAAGATACTCATTGTTGGCGTTACCCCAAAAGTCACAAGTTGCGATTTCATTAAATACGTCTGTTTCTACAAGTTTCAAATTGTTCATTTTGTTGTCTCCTTTATTTTATCTTACATATAATCTTCTTTGTATGTATCGTCAGTTTCAGCCAGCATAGTCCAATACTCACTGCGAAACCTTAAATATTCTTCATTGTCGTCTAAAGGCTTGTCCTGAGCCTCGTATGTATAATCTTCAGAGAATAATTCTTGTAAAGAAGTTGTTTTGCGATTTCTACTCATTGTTATCACCAACTTTTATAACTTTCTTATTATCTGTCACGTTTATCAATCCTTTCTCATTTTTCTGTTCTTATATACCATTGGTAGAAATTCATCTACCTTATAGGTGTACTTTAGTCTGTCAACAGCTTCTCGGATATGTTGTTGTACGTTCAGATCTGAACTAAGCACATAAACGTTAGGAGCATTATAGACCTTGCCATTCTTTTTATAAGAGCCTGTAATATGCTTGACTATTAGCCCATTATCACATAATGCCTTTAAATAGTTGTCTAACTGTCTGACCGACATATGTAATTCTTCTGCCATTATCGTTTCTTTCTTGTAACAACCACAAACACTCTCTGTTATAATTTCTGTATTCTGAAAGTTCCATGACTTTATGTATAAGTAAACACGAAGAAGTATTGACTTAGACAGCCTATTTGAAATAGACATTAGTTTGTCCCATTCTGTGTCATACAATATTACGAAATTATCTGGAGGATCAAACACCGCTTTGTTGACCTTAAATCTTAAATGAGCGTTTGCATTGACGCTATTTAATGATTTATAGTCACATTGGTTATCCCAAGTTAAATCTGACCTGATAATAAAGATATTGAAAAGTGCTTTTATCCTATGAGTAATTTCTCTGTTACCTTTACTATAAATGGAACAATGACACAATTCCAAAATTTCATTTATAGATGTACCTACCGTCCTTGTTCTAGTTTCATATAGGTAACTAAGACAGCGATACAATAAAATTTCAAAGTTGTCTGCTGAGTCAGCGTATATATATTTCTTGGGCATTTTTACAAAATAATTGTCAGTTATGATTTGTCACCACCTTTTATTGTTAGTCCACCATTTTTGCAATCTGTATACCAAAAGTGTAGGTCAAAATGCAAAAAAGTGTGCAATCTGTATACCAAAAGTGTAGGTCAAAGTGTAGAGTAGAATAATATTAGATATCTTTAGTAATAAGAGAATCCTTACTGTGGCGTAAACGCCCCAGAAAAATTTATTGTTTACTACAATTAACTGACATTAAATATCACTTCCTATAACTTACAATTTTATAAACAATATTTACTTCTTGAATTTGATTTTAAAATATGATATCATTTCAAGTGTACTCGTTTAATGGTGAAAGGGTATACTAATAGAGCTGAGAGATAAATTGAAGTGAAATCATATTTTAAAAATTGCAATTTGAAATTGCAAGCAAATCAAGTAAGCAACTCTCAAACGTACTCGTTTAATAGTACATTTACAATTATAATGTACAATTAAATGGTTGTCAATATACTTATGCAAATTTATATGTAAACTTTTAGTGTATTGGTTATATTTATAATTATAATTTTGATTGTAATTATAAATTGTAAGTTTATGTGAGATTGTACAATTAATAGGAATTATGATACTGTGTTATTATGACAATGAAGCTTTGTAATGATGAGATATTGATTTGTTGTGTTGCGCACAGCTAGTCAGTTATATTCTCGCTACGCTCGTATATAACTTCCCTGCTTGATTATCGTTCCCTACGGTCACGCTAATCTTCACAGATATTTTTTCAGTTAAACATTAATGTTTGTATGGCTTGTCTGGCAACTGTTTAAACATTTTGTTTTCGTCTAAGCAGTTTGTTTCGGAGCGTTCGGTAAAATTACGATAGCTTATTCGTTGTTTTTGCTTGTAAATTAAGGTATAAAAACGTTTTATTCGTTTTTACGATAGGTTATTTTATGAGTTTTATGAATGACATTTTGATAGTTTTTTATTGTTTTAAGATGTTTCGGTGACAGTGTATTATTTTTGAAGTGCAGTTTAATGAGCTGACAGTGATTTAAAATTGAATTTTAAATGGGTGATTGTTTAAGTGTGAAACTTGATTTATAGCCATTTTAGGGCAAAAAAATAAGACCTATTATGGTCTTTAAAGGAGTATATTTTTTGGGAGTGATAGGTTATTTTTTTATGGTATAGAAATAATGTTTGCAAGTTAATTTTGGTGTATTTTAGTGTATTTTAGGGTGGGGAAATATTGAGAAAATGGCGTAGATACGAGGTTTACTCGAACGTGTTACCGAATGAAAATTTGGTTTTTTGGTGGGTGGAGAGGGTATGTGTAATTTTTAAAATGTTATTTTGGTTTAAGGCGTGTGGATAGAGTGGAACTACTAAGGGGATAACCTGCTTTCCATATGTTCCCATAAATGTAAAGATACCCCCTACAAGCCTATTTGATTGAGTATTTTAACATATCCATAAAACCGCCTATTTGCGTGGTTTATATGTGTTTTTGCCAAAATCACATATATAAATAATTGTATCATAATTCATAGAATGTTAATATAATTTCTGCCTGCCGACTTGCAAGCTCAACCGACTTTACAATGCTTGACTTTTGTCAATTATTAATTAAGTCAATAATTGACCTTTTTTGTTTTTTGTATATTTGTTTATTATTAATATTTGATTTTTGTTAAATATATTTATCGGTGGTTGCTATTCGATATACCGAACGCCCTTAATCATCATCTTTAAAATTTGAACATTTTATATTAATATTTTAACCTATCAATCCCTATCAATTCCCTATTTCACCCCTTATTTACCGCCAAAGTGGTAAACACACACTAAAACACGCCTAAAATCTAATAGCCATTCCCTATTTTAAACTAGCAATTTACACAAAATTAGCCTTTAAAGTTATGCAAATTAACTAATTGTCATTAACTAGCATTAGTAAAGAACCTTTGTAAGATCTTTATAAGTCCAAAAAATTGTACACTTATTTCACGCTATTCAACGTTTACAACAGTCCAAATATTTGTACACATACATATATACATACAAACATATACACGTCAAGATCCCTTACAAGATCTCCGCTTGCAAGCTCACGATATATAACGCACATAAACCACTAACCACAATATATAGTATACACGCACACATAATACACTACAATATCACAATATATTGTATGCTCTAAAATCCATTCTAACGGCTATCAAGTATAACTATACCACCCATATATACAACAGTGTATAACGCTTGTTAGTAGCCTTATAGCTCAAAATATAAGCATACTGTATATTGTACATTGCAAGCAATAAATACTGTATTAACCGCTATATATTGTGGTTTAGTGCCTCTATAGCACGCTCTAAAAATTCAGGGCGTGAAATGTTATTAGATTTACAATAGTTTACAATTTTGTTATTTAATTCAGGCTTGATTTTTAAGCTAAAATTTACATAATTTTCTTTGTTATATTTTGTAATATATTTTTGCTGTTCAAACTTTTTTTCACTCATAATAATTAAACCTCTTAATTAATTGTATATTTTCAACAAAATTTAGTGTATTTCAAAAATATTTTTGATTTTGCTATTACTATATATAGTAGCTATCAATTACTATTCTCACGCAAAAACGCTATATATAGTATTATTCGTGAATATGCACAATTTCGCTGTTTGACATATTCGTGAATATGTGCTATAATATAGATCCAGTAAAGGAAAAGAATAAACCAAAAAAACCAAAAAGCAAAACCCTTTACCGGTTGCAAATAAGTTTACCGCTAAAACTAAAAAGCGGAAAATCTAAAATGAAAAGAGTTGACAACCGCACAACAAAAAATCTAGTTGACTTTTGCAAGGTCATGTGACGGCTAGTAACAAATTTTTGCAACTTGAAAATTAAATATTTTCTATCCGAACCGGCTAAAACCGAATTGAACAACGTCAAATGTACGATAGAAAAATCTTAAAAGCGATAGGCTCAAAATGTTTTTAATCCAGTTTCCGAATTTCTGGGATATCAAAAAAGGGATCTCGCTAACAGTTTACCTAAACTTTTAGCGGTTATATGTGTAACCGCTAATACGATTGAATCCAGTGCAATGATCTGAATTTAATCAACCATATTTTTTAGAATAACACAAAAGAAATAAAAAGTCAAGAGGTGATGAAAATGTTCATTGCAAGCAATGTAAATTTCGATAACACTTTAAGCGTTAAAAAATTTACTAAAACACAAGAGGCTAAAAATATTTTAAATGACAATTTTCACGGCAGCGAAAAGCAGCTTTATAAGATCGGTGATCTTGTTGACGGAAACGGACACGGCTTTAACACTGGAAAAATCATTGATCTTTACAAAAATAATGGAGGTAAATTTTATGTATATAACATCAAAAAAAATCACAAACAATGACGCCAAAAATATAATCAGCGGTCAAGATCTTATTCTTGTTAATGATAGCAGCATTGATGCCTATACCGATAGCACTAACTATTACAACGCTGGCGTTTACGGCTGGAATTACTCAATAGGCTATAGTACACGCCTTGACAAATACGTTATTTGTGGTTATAGAATTCCGCAAAGCGTTTTAAACGCTGCCAAAAGCGTTATAAAACTGAGCCAAAAAGAAGCGTATTTGCACGCTTAAAGTTTAAAGTGTTCTAAAGGGTATCACTATAAAAGCCCTATTCCATAGCTTAAAGATAAAGCTAAAAACTATTAAAAGGAGTGTATCAAAATGAGTACAAGCATTAAGCATTATATCACCGATGAGGACGTTATCAATATCAATGATCTTGTATCTGAGCTTGCGGTGATCTTGCGGAAATTTGAGATCGACTTGAACCCATACCAAACGGACGTATATTTTTACTATGATGCAGATGCAAAAATAGGACGCCTTGAAACGTTTATAAATGTGGGCGGTCATTCATGGCTCAATGACGATCACGTTACTATCTACAGTGATTCACCGAATTATGATGACGTTTACGATTATTTCAATGACATTTCAGAATTTGCGGATGCTCTTGAAATTTCCGAAAACGATCTTATAAAGGCGGTTAGAAAATTCAAAGATTTTGGGATCAATTTCCCCGTTGATCGTCGTAATATAATTGACTATATCAAGAGTGACGATAAACTTGTGGACAAGGTGACGGCATATTATATTGATTACTATGTTGATGAATATGAGGCAGAATTTTTAAGCAAGGCTCAAGAAATATTGAGCAGCATTGAGATTGAATAATTTTAAAGGGGTTTACGCCCCTTATATTCACGAAACTGCATGAGGTGGAGCGGATACCATAACCATTATTTACACATTATACAACTTTAAGACTTTGAGGAGGTCAATTATTATGGTAAACACACGGACAAGAACACATAGACAAGCTTTAAATATTCACGTTTTTATCGTGGACAATCTTGAAAAATGGCTAAAGCAGAATAACGCTGAATGTATCGAATGTGTGGAGGGTTGCTTGATTGACAATGCTCTTTACGCTTGCAAGCGTGGCTATGCTGCTATTTATGAGAGATTTGTAAATACATGGTCATCAGCCTATGAAATACATTTCCAGCCTTATTCAAATAATGACGGCATGGACGTATACAACGCATTTTATAAACGCTTTGAGGACGAATTAAGAGATCTTGATAACTAGCATTAACCGCCCATAAAGGGCGGTATATGTGTTTATTTTCCGCACGAGGAAAATAAACACACCATACAACATAGATAAACCAAAAATGACACATATTTGAGGAGGAATTAACCATGGAGAACATGACAAACACAAAAGCCCTTGCAATTAATGATATAGAGTCATTAACATTTAATGAGGTTGCTGAAATAGCTCTTGACTATATCAACATAAAAGATCATGATATACTTTTTGTTGATTTTGGCGGTTATTTTGGTTACTCCGCACTTGTTTTCAAGAACGAAAAGCATATTTACTATGCTAATGAATATGAGCTACACCATAAATATTTAGTTAAGGAGCAAGGAAAATCAGCTTTAAAGGATCACTATTGCAAGGAGTTAAACAAAAAGCTCTTTACTGAAGTCGAGTTGATGAGCGTTGTAAAGTCATATGACGACTACACCACAAAATCGTATTACTTGCGAAATTATTGGATCATGCAATTTGACCGCTTGTCTTGCTTTGGAATTGGCAAGCAGTGGGAAAAGGAATTTGAGGAAAAGAACAAAATATATAAATACTTTTGTCCGGCTTGTTTCTGCTATGTAAAGAACAATGAAATTGTGAAGCGTGCAAATAAAATCCTTGAGCATTTGCAAGGTGAATTTAACAAGATCAAGTCAAATGATGAAGTATTTAGAGAAATGATAAGCTATGAATTAGCCAATCATGAGGCTTGTATTACTTGTGATTATGAGCCTGCGTTAGCGGCTTTAAATATGAGTATCAAGGATTTAACGGAAAATCAAATAAAGATCATGCAAGAGGAATTACACAAGCAGATAGAATATTATAACGCTTAAAACCTATATAATCTTATGATCTGAGGGCGGCTTATATAACCGCCCTATATACTCAAGATGACCGCATGAAGTCGTTGAGAGTGCCATATAACACGCTTGAAAGCGAATAAAACATTTATTTTAAACGGAGGTCAAATTTTATGGAAATTACAAAAATCAACGGAGAGGAAATAAAAATCGGTAAGACGTCAATTACAATAAAGGGCGATAATAGTAAAACGATCGGAGTTATAAGAAACTGCACTATTATAAACAATTCATTAGCCCCTAGAATATTGTTTGAAATCTCACGCAAACTCAAGGAAAAAAATATCAATTTAATGAGCTTATACAATAGGCTTGTAACTGTTGATGGGAACTATTATTTTCTCTATAATCTCAGAAAAAATGATTTTGTGGAAAAGTATGCAATTAAAAATCCTGAGATATTTCAAGCCGATATTAACAAGGTTAAAGAACAAGACGAACTAGCCGACTTGTGCATTAAGTCTGGAATAATTCAGATCGTAAAATGTAGATACTAATAACAATACGGAGGTAAAAAATCATGAATACAATAACGCACAAACTCAACGGAGTAACATGCATAAGAATGAGTGATAATGTTATAAGGGACTTGCGGAGTTATTCACCGCAAGGATGCCCTTTTATAGGTTATACTTTGTATGACCTTTTACAAGATCTCATAGGTATGTATAGCTGGAAGATTGATAGAGGATATACAATACTTATCACGGAGTTTATTAAGCAGCTACAAAACGAAAAGTATACCAAAGCTATTGTATATGGCGATGATATAATCAGACTAATCGAGAGATAATCAAGGAGGAATTAACCATGACAAAAGAGGAAATGATCGGAATTATAATAAAGATGTACAACGAGACAGCGGAAGCACTTGAGCAGGCAGACAGGGAATATAATAACGATAAAAAGAACACTAAAAAGCGTGAAGTTTATCGTTATGTAGTTGCACAAGAGGCGGTGTTAAATGATTTGTGCTATGAGCTGAAAATTGATGACCTTATAGATGATGGTCTTGACGATGAGGAGGTGTGAGACTATGGGAGCAGATAAAATATTACAATTATTAGGCGATTACAGAGCCTTGAACAAACTAAAGTTAATTGTTGAGGTTACAAGTATTAATTATAACAACACAAATCGCATAAAAATCAAAACAATATCTGTTTTCGATATAAGGAAGCAGAAATACTGGACTAAAGAACAAATTGCAAAAAGAGGAATAGAAAATTTTTTATCTTTATTGGACATGAAGGAGACTTTAAATTGGAATTTGAACGGAGATAGTTCGTTGTATTATTTTAAACGAATTAAAAGATCCGGTATCACATTTAAAGGCAAAGCGTTCATATTTGATTAAAGGGGGACTTTATTATGGATAAATACGGAAATACACGTAAGGTGGCATTTACTATTAATGATACTGAGTATTTACGGAAAATTTGGAAAGCGGATAATTCAAATGTTACTGATGATGAGATTAATAGCATTTTTGATCTATTAACAGAAACCAAATGCACTTTTATTCTTTGCGGACGTGATACAACTGAGGACAGATATGAGCTATTTAATGCAAATGGTGAGAAGATGAACATAAATGATCTCAATTCATATCAAAAGGGTTGCATAATCAGCGAGTGTCATGCTTATTTTGAAGGCAGGAATGATAAACCTTTTGGAGTTGTTGATATTAAAGAGGAGGTAATTTAATTATGACAGTATATGATATCATGCAGCTATTTATTGATCCTGATAGTCAGCACATTCAGATATGGTCGGATGATGAGGGAAAAATCGTTTATGACGGAGATTACGGAGACATACCAGAGGGCTTGGACTATGCGGAAGTATCGAGCATTGATAACGTTTATGCTGATAACAAGGGCGTTATCTGTTTGAATGTTTGGAAGGTGGATTGAGGTGAGTAACAATGAAAACTAAAACTATTATGTCAACAGGTACTAGAGAAGATTTGGTAAAGATGATTAATGCATATTATTATTCAAAGAACTATATTATCACTGAGGATAACAGAATTTATAACACCAAAACGGAGAAATTTATGGACGATTTAAGCGTAAAATTCTATCGTGGTAGGTGGAAAGTTATAAGAAATGTTGCAGAATGAAGAGGTATAATGTTATGGCAAATACAATTAGCACAAAAGAATTTAGAAATCGTGTTGTAACAAAATTAAAGAACGTTAATAAGAATATAAAAGCTGAGGATTTGTATTTCAATCAAACGCAAAGATATTATTGTATAGCTTATAAACCGAATTATCCCGAACAAACTCTTGGTGATTTTTGTGTCGAGCAAGATATTTTAACGGGAGAAATACGTGTCTATACTGATAATATACCATATATACCTATTATAAGAAGGTTTAAGGATATTAACGATTTTATTGAAAATTTGTAGTGGATATGTATCAAAATAAAACCATACTTTTAAGGAGGAATTTAAAATGACAGAAAAGCAGAATAACATGGTAATACAGCACCCTGATAAGCGTCTTATGGAGCGTATTAGATCGTTGGAACGGAATGAGCGTATTAGATTACATATTGCACGAATGAAGTGTAACGGCTATACTGATGACGAGTGCAAAACATGGTTAATAAAAATAGCAATACTGTCCGATTTTATGGACGTATTTGACAAAATTCTAGTTGACTAATGAGGAATTTTGTGGTATAATTAATTAAAGGAGAAATTTGTATGAAAAAATATGGAATTTTTGAATCAAGAGTAGAGTTAAGGAAGCTCCCTGAGAGATTGTTTGATATAGTTTGTGAGGATACGGAAATAGGAAACCCTATTAAGATCTATGATAGTGAAGAGGAAGCTTTAGCAGAATTGAAGAAATATCATTCAGATATTATAAACATAACTAATTTTACAGTGTTTTCAACAAGGCGTTTTTTTAGATGTGAAGTCTATTTCGCTGCTGAATGTGAAAAGATAAACGAGGACGAGGGCGAGACTATCGAAAACCTAATTAACGGAGACGGCATTGAAACCGCACCGCTGGAGCGTGAGATTAGCTTATCTCCTGCTGAGTTCAAAGTTGACGGAAAAACTATCAAAGGCAGTAAGCTTGAGGGCAGTTATGAACCAATCTATATAGCTGCAATACCCGATGACTTACAATGTTATTTTAAAGAAGCATATCCCGATGAGGATATTGTATACAATATCAGAAATAATGAAGAAACTTATGACGAGTATGAGTTGGACGAGGAGGAATAATCAATGTTACTTGCTACAATAATTTTGCTTATTATCTATTTGTGGGTAAACCACAGCGAAAATAAGCGGAGAGAAATTAACAGAAAATACAATCCAATTGGAGCTTTTGACAAAGCTCAAAAGATTTATGATGACGCCTTTTATAAGGCTATTGATGAGGGTAGAAGTCTTACGCTTGAGGAACGAAAAGAACTGGATAAGCAATGGCATAAAACCTATAGCCAAGAGTTGGCTTATCGAGAGAAAATGTGGGCTAAGATACCTGACAATAAGAAGTAATATAATATAATAGGAGATAAAACATGAAAGTTGCAGTTGAAAACGAGACAATCAAGGTAAACAGTCCGTATAACAAGAGCTTTGTCGCAGGGGCAAAGCAGATACAGGGTAAGTGGAACGCCCCTTGCTGGGTCTTCCCAGAGGAGAACAAGGAAGCCGTCAAGGCGTTGCTCATCGAATGCTACGGAGAGTGTGGAGAGCTTGGTGCGGTCAGCACTGTCACAGTAGATCTTGACCTCGACACTTATACAGAGGGCTACGAGGACGGAGAAATCAGAGTTGGCTCAATCGTTGTTCTGAAAAGACTCTATCGTGATAGAGAAGTTATTTTCTCTGACAATGCAATGCTTATAAGCGGTGGATTTGCCACTTCGGGCGGCTCTGCCAAAAATCCCAGGATATCAGCTGATGAGGGTACAATCGTTCGTGTTAAGGGTGTGCCTGAAACAATTTACAGTAAGATAAAGGACCATGAGGGCGTTAAGCTCGTATCTGACATAAACGTGGAAAGCTTAAAAGCAGAGCGTGAAAAGCTTCTCAAAAGAATTGCCGAAATAGACGGCTTGCTTGCGCTATGAAAGCGATTGTGTGTATAAAACTAATATAATAAATATAAATACTCCTATTCATCACATTGATTGATAGGAGTATTTCTTTATGCAGGAATAAATATAGGAGGAATAAATATGAAAAATGAAAATACGAATACATTACTTTTTGTGAAAATGCTAGACAACGATCGTAAAGAAGAGCTACGGAAGATAGAGGAAGAACAAGATTATAATATGCGGAAGGCATATTTAAAAGCAAAACGCCGTCAAAGGCTCAGAGAAGAACGCCAGAGAAAAGTTAGAATGATAGTGAAGAACGTTGTCTATGGTGGTTTTGGCTTGCTCTTTACAAGCGTTATGTTGATAGCAGGAATAATATTTACATTGTGTATATGATGGGAGTGAATGAAAATGAATATTAGTACGGCTCAAACTTGCAAAATTTTCGATTTATCGGATAGACTTCCGACAGGAATACAGATAACAAAACAGCCAAAGCGAAAAAAAGGTCATAGAAATGCTATTACAAAACATACGGCAAGCAGGCAGAAGTCTGCAAGCTGGTTCAGACCTGATGATCTAAATGTGATTTTGGAAGATTTGTTTCAGAGTAAAAAATATTTTAAGGCAAATATTATAATTTTTGCTTGCAACTCAGGCTATCGTTACGGAGATATAATGACCTTGAGGGTCAAGGATTTAACCGATAACAACGGCAAAATTGTAGATTACTTGACATTACAAGAGGACAAGACGGACAAATGGAGAACGGCATGGCTTTGTGATACTGTGAAGAAAATGCTGAGTTTTATAATCAAGTATTATGGACTTGACCCAGAAGATTATATTTTTCAGAGTGGAGAACGTAAGAGGAAGTATATTGAGGACATTTTCTTGAATGAGGACGGAGAAGAAGAAATTGTATATACTAATGAGAAGTACGATTGGAACGGCAGACCGCTCAGGATAGCCCCTATGGAACTTAATTCCGTTACAACATTTCTAAAGAATATAACCGCCAAACATGGCATAGAAGGTAAATACAGCACTCATAGCTTTAGGCAGACACATTCCGTGTATATTAGTTGTATTCAAAAAGGCAGCGAAGATGTTATAAGAGATTTGCGTATTGCCTGTCAGAGTCTGGGACATTCTGATCTGAGGATAACTGAACAACATTATAGCGGTTGCGATAGCAGACTCGTAAAAGAGCAAATGCTAAAAATGGAAGTTGGCAAGGAAATTGTGGATAAGTATGTAAAATAAAAAGGGACTTTTAAAAGTCCCTTTAGTGCTTCTTGTGACGTTCTTTACTCCTTTGTACTGCTAGAGCATTTTTAGATTGATTAACTTTGTATTGAGGTCTGTTGCGTGGGAGATAGGCTTTCACAACATTAACATTCATATTCATTAAGTCGGCAATCTCATTAGCTGACTTCCCTTCTTTGTGGTATTGAGTGATTTTGGCGTGGGTATTATTAACTATAATACCTAAACTAGAAAGACTTTTAATAACTCTTTGCCACGAGATACCGAGTTTAATAGCAACTCCTCTTACGGATTTAATTGAGTCCCAGTATGATAATATTTCTTGGTCTGTTATTGATTTAATTTCGGACATAGGAATACCTCTTTTCAACAGGTTAAATGGTTATCATTTGTGTTTCCGTTTGTAGTTCTAACAGCAGTTCTCTTTTGATAGATAGTACATCGGCACAAGTTGGAATATAATGTTGACCTCGATTGATCTGATTAAGAATACGTTCAGCTTTTTGTTTAATAATTCGTATTTCATTTTGATTTTTAAGAATGAGGTGATTGGAGTTAATGGTATATTTACGCTTGATATATTTTTGAGTAATGGGAAACATATCTTGTATTAAAAATACACTTTGCTTTCCATTGCTCAGAGTGCAAATATGTAATATATCACATGGCTTATGATTTTTTAAGCGTTGATTGATTATCTTTTGATACTTGTTAATGCGTGAGCTTAAAGGAATTATCCAATATAGTCCTTCATTAGTATCTTTAAAGCAATAGTAATGAGGACGATTTTCGGATTTATTTCCTTTTAGAAAAGGGTCATTGAATTTCTCAAAGAATAAATCATCAATTATATAAAAGCCATGTTCAACCATTATTTTTCACCTTCCAAAATTAAAAGCCCTGCCACAACGGCAAGGCTTAAAACTTTCAACCCAACCATTTATATCCCGCATATTGGTAAGCGGAAAACTTTCAACCCAACCATTTATATCCCGCATATTGGTAAGCGGAAATGGTAAATAACTACCTTTCGTTATTTATAGTATAGCATACTATTGTCAATTTGTCAATACTATTTTGTGGAACTTTGTAAAATTTATTCGTTAGTTTGTGACAAGTTACCCTGCTCGCCAACATCTTTTTTTCCTTTAGGTTTCTTTTCTTTGGTTTTAAATGAAAATGCAAAACCAATTATGCCAATGGAGAAAATTAATGAGCCAGTGGATATGAAAATTACTCTCTCAATTTTCGCAGCGGCTATTTTACCGCTGACAAGTGAAGCTCCTATGATATAGTTGTAAGCGTCACCGCCAACATATTCGTCAATGGCACTATACTTGTCACCTTCCAAAATTGAAAATGTGGTTAAATTTTTGCTTGGAATTTTTGTTGTATAACCTATCACAAATAGTGTTATTCCTATTGCAATCACAAGAATGGAACAAATTTTCTTCATGGTATTACCTCCTGTTTTATGATTATCTGCTACGATAATCATTTATAAGACTATTATTGTTTTCAATGGAACTTTGATTATTGGATATACAAGTGTTATAATAATCAATATTACTTTGACTTTCTGATATAAGTTCATTATACACGTCAACAACTCTTTGGCAATCGTCTAAGAGAGATTGAGCCTTTGAAACTGCTTCGGAGTCAACTTCTGTAGTCCAACCGCCATCACCATAAACTTTAACCATTTTCTTATTGGCGTTTTCAAGCTGTATTTTAGCCTCCTCAACATCATCTTCGGCATCCGATTTGTAGATTTCATAGATGGAAATATCAGATTGCTCATTGTTTATTTCGTTCTGATAGGTGGAGATTTCACTCTGTAGGCGATTATTTTCTTGCTCTAAAGCACTTATTTCAGAACTATAATCATGCGTGGTAGTTGTAGTTGTCGTTGTGGTTGTAGTCGTTGTGGTTGTAGTTGATGATTTGGAAGTGGTTGTGGTAGTTGATGGTTTAGTTGTTGTCAAAGTATGAGAAGTTGTTATGGGAGTGGTGGTTGTTGTAATTGTTGTAGTGGTAGTGAAATTACTGTCAGATATGGAACTTGTTGTTTTGCTATTACATGAGGACAATGCTAATATTGTCATGAGTGCAATAAGAATTAATTTTATTTTGCCCATTTTTTATTTCCTCCAATTTCATTAATTAAAATTACTTTTTATAAGAAAATTTTAGCATATTTTAGGCTGAAAATCAAGATTTAGGGTTTAAGTGTAATATCTCAGAAACTAAAATTGTGTATTTCAACAAAAAATACGCTAGCATTTTGTGAAAGATTTTTATTTTTATATGGTTGACAAACATATAAAAATAAATTATACTATAATAAAAGGTAGGTGAGAAAATAATAATGGATAGAAAACCGTTCACAACAACAATAGATAGCGAAATTCAAAATCAATTCAAGTCAAAATGTGCTATCAACGGCATTAAAATGAACGATCTGTTGGAAACATTCATGAAGATGTATGTAGATGACAAGTTTGAATTGGTACTAAGGCTAAACGAAACTAAAACTATTGTTGGCAAATAAAAAACAACTCTGCTGTCCGTGGAAAGTCAAGCAGAGTTGTCAGGTGAACAAAAGTACACAAGCACATTACTTATAGTAATGGTGTTTTGACAAGTGTTACTTCTGGTAAATATATTATATCATGAGTAAACACTGCTGTCAAGAACTATTTCTTTGACAATAGTGTATTTTTATGCTTGCAAGCAGGAAATTTCAAACAACAATGTAAATTAAGAACAGAAAGGACAAAGAAAATGGACGGAATTAAAACATTTAAAAACAAGGAATTTGGAACAATGAGGACAATAGTTAAGGACGGAGAGCCTTGGTTTGTCGGAAAAGATGTGGCTGAGATTTTGGGGTATAGCAATACCAGAGATTCTATTTCTCGTCATGTTGACACTGATGATAAAACCAGTGTCGTAATTCCCGACAGTGGTTCAAACTATAGAAGCAAAGCGACTATTATTAATGAGTCTGGCTTGTATTCCCTTATTCTCGGAAGCAAGCTACCAAAGGCTAAAACATTTAAACGTTGGGTTACATCAGAAGTTCTCCCTACTATACGCAAGACAGGTGGTTATGTAGCCAATGACGAGATGTTTATTAACACCTATCTACCAAATGCCGATGCTCAGACGAGAGAATTGTTCAGGCTCAATCTATCAACGATCAGGCAGCTTAATAACAAGATAGAGCATGACAAACCTCTTGTGGACTTTGCAAGTCATATACAAACTTCTGAAGATTGTATATCAATGAACGATATGGCGAAGCTGGCAACTAAGAACGGAATAAAAATAGGAAGAACAAGGCTATTTAATTTCCTGAGAGAGAAGAAAGTGTTAGGCTGTAGGGACGGTCATAAGAATATGCCTTATCAGAGGTACATAGACACTCAGCCATGGTTTCAGCTTAAAGAAAGCTCATACATACAGAATGGCGAAGTCAGAATAGGACTAACACCTATGGTGACGCCAAAGGGTCAGAGTGGAATTATTAGAATGTTGAGAAAGTGTAAAGCAACAAACTAAAGTAAATAAAATGCAAGTTTTGTTTTCAAATCTTGCAAAAATTAAAAAAAGAAGGACGAACAAACAGAATGAACATAAACAAATTTAAAAGGCTACTTGTCGAGCGTGGGTTTTCATACTCACGCAGAGGTAAGGGGTCACATGAGATATGGGTAAATGAGAATGGAGAGTCTTTTTCATTCCCATCAACCCGAAAAGAAGTTTATATCGGCATTGTATGGAACTTCCGAAGAAATTACTGTCGCTGTTAAATCGTGTAATTATTATTGGGAATAATTTATCATTGATTTAGACATTGAATGGTGATAGAATTGTGATAGTGGTAATTAGTATGGCAATTATTGCTGTACAAAATAAAGGACAAATATCCCTTGACAAAGCATTTGTTTTGTAGTATAGTATAAACATTATAGAACAGATGTTCGTTTTGAGATTGAATAAAAGGAGTGTATAAAATGAAAAAAATGACATTACAAGAGCTTATGACATTTGCTCGTGAGAATTTATGGAACAAATTTATCATCACTAACAACATAAATACAGACCACATTTATGGAACGGCTCTGAAATTGTCGCATGAGCCTGTTGTATACAAGTCACTAAAAAGCATAAGTGACAAATTAGTGCCGTATTTTGATGATCCTGAGTGGCTTGTCTTAGAACTAGATAGGGTACATGATTTGTTATTAGCCGATTACATAATGTCATTGGGCTTAGGTGATGATGTAGACTATCTCACTGAATTGTCCGAAATGACGGTTGAAGATAACAACAGTACCGTTATGATAAATTGTAAAGATATTGTACTAACCATAGTTGGAGAAAATGATGGAACACACGTTGTACCCTCACTTCCCTTGCCACCTGCTCCTCAATCTTTGGATTGTTATAATTTAATGAATTTTCTTAAAGTTGATTACATTGATTTTGCCAGAGTTAAAACAAATGAGCATGAAGCAATACTGCCAATTGATTGTTATACACTTGGTAATCTTTCAGAGGAACAGCTTGACGGTCTAAAAGATTTATATATAGATTTACAGTTTGGCGACACGGAGAACGATGAATATGATTATTCATGTACACCATATGTCATGTACGATTATGTACACGAGCTTGCATTTGCAGGTTTATGGAGTCTGCAAAATAGCCATCTTATCAGTAAAGTACCAATAGAAGTTATAGGATATGATAATTACGAGAGTAAAAATAACAAGGCACAGGTATTCAAAATAAGTTCTGAAGTAAAAAGAATTTTGAGCAAGTCAGAAGTCGGAAATCTAAATTTTAATATCGGTAATTTCAGTTTTGAAAACGTCCCGTTTCATAGATAATTAACATATCAGTAATCAAATAAACATTGACTATTATTCGAGTGCAGATTATAATATAGAAAATACGACAAAAAAGACAAATAGAGACAACAAAACGTTTAATAGAGAGGAGTTGAATGTCGTATGATTAACACCATAACACCAGTAATAACCACAGAAACAAGAGAAAGAAGAGTTAATAAAAATATAGTTACTAGAGGAGATATAATTTTGGTTGATCTGCCAAATGTAGGCGAGTCAGTTCAGACAGGTAGGAGACCAGCTATTGTTGTACAGAATAACATGGGCAACGCACACTCCCCTTGCATAATAGTTGTACCTATTACAAGTGCTACAAAAAAATATGTACCAACCCATGTTAAAATCGGTGTTGAAAGCGGTTTACTGAAAACTAGCACCGTTTTGTGTGAACAGCTATTGACTATTAATAAATCTAGTGTTATTAAAACACTTGGGCATTTGACACCTAATGTTATGAAGCAGATTGAACAAGCGATTTATGTTTCGCTTGCCCTGCATCATTAA